CAAAATATAAAATTACTTATTCCATTACTCCACCCCCCCCCCCTGATTGACCAGAAGTCATCGGAAAGATTTCTGTCGGTAACATAATTTAGATCTTGCACTTTTTTCATTTTGGTAACACTATCCCCGCGACCAAAAACAATAGCCCGAACATCATCAAGCGCAACCGCTCCACTGTTTTCAGAGGCGCACAATTCCCATTCTGAAGGGTTACTGACGTGCATCGATTTCATAGCTATTACGAAGTCACCATAGTGCGCGTCTACGACGTAAGCCGTACCAGAACAACCCTCACGTATAACATTGCCTCGACGGAGAGACCTAAACTGCTCGTTTGTCATGTGCGCCTCCTATAACATGGTTCGGCAGGCATTGCATACAACGTTTGCCGCACGTGTGCTGTTTGCAAACCTTCCGCATTATCCCGCCGCGCCTCTTGGTTTTAGATTTTGTGCTCGCCTTCGACATTCCGCTTCTCGCGGTCAGCCGTGCGTTTGTTAAGCCAAAGAAGCGCCTCTTCCAGCTTGGTGATAGCGATGGCATTCTCGCGACACTTAAACTGTGAGGCTTGATAAAACTCGATACGCTGCCGGGCGGCATCAATAACCGTCTCGACAAATGCACCGTTCGGTTCCTTCCGATCTTCGCCGCGACCCAGGGGGCCGTTTTGCCAATCGACCGCGAGCCCAGTTCCTCGAACGCTGCCGCCCGTGGGGTTGCCGTTCTCATCGGTTTGATTCTGCGCCTGATATTCTGCAAGCATGTCTTTATCCTTTCTTGGCGCGGCCTATAATTTCAGAAGGTTTGCAAATTGCATACAACGTTCGCGATTATGCGCAGTTCGGCGCTTTGGCCGAATTGAGGCGCTGCCTTACCCAGCTATCAAAAAGTGTCGAAACACCACTGGTAGTTGGCAAAGCACGATATTCGTGAAGTACACGAAGCGCCGCCGCATAATCGCGAACGTTGTGCGAAGGTTTTGACGCCTCCGCAGCGTCCTTTTTAATGCGCACCCATGAGTCCAACACCTTTTGTGACGGATCAGTGGCACAGATATGCTCATCCACTATTTGTATGTCGTACACGCGCATTAAAACTCCTTAATAAAAGCGTTAAAACTTTTGTACAACGTGTTGCGGTACGGCTGAAGTGCCGTAAGACCGCATATTGCTAACCGGCATTTTAGCCTACCGCTGTTAGAGGCTGTGTTTCTGCCATTCCTTGCTTTTCTGCGGGCGCGTCTTTAAGAACTACGTAATACGGCATCCCGCCAGGAAGAGTATTCCACATTTCTCTTGAAAAGCAACATTTCACTTTTCCGATTGCCATGCCTAACATAAAAAGTAAATCTATACTTCTATGCTCGCCCCACTGGTTGCCGCTGCGAGTTATGCAGGCGTTTAAAAATGACATACCTCCGCCACCGTCCTGTTGAAAAGCGTCCGGTAATTCGGCGAGCATGGAACATATATCTTCTTTGTGGATAGAAAGTTTCTTTGGGTCAAAGTGAAATGTTGCCATAATCCCGTCAGCCGATGGAGAAGAAATCTTTTCCGCATCGCTCGGCTTGTGATCAAATAGGCAATCTTCTAATACTGTATCAACGTTGCTGCTTGTTAATTCCATGATTCCTCCTTTATTGGTTTTCGCGCCCGCCTATAATTTATATTGGCAGAAATATTGCCTCTAACGTTTGCCGCACTTGCCCGAAGTACGGCCTATCAAATTCAATAATCCTTAATGTTCTGCCGTATTTTGGGCTGCGGCTGTTGTAGGCTGTTGGCAAGCGCATTCTCTAATGTCCGCCCGCCGATTCCATGCCTCGATTGAGGTAGTATTATCGTCCACACGCAAACCGTCTATGGGACAAACACACCCATAATTAGCAGGATGCGCCCACCAACCATTTAATTGAAAAACAAGTTTCATTCCGCAGAATGGACACGGTTTCAATTTTTCGGCGGGCATATAATATCCTTTCTTTGCGCTTGACAATTGACTACAACGTCCGGCGTGTTACGCAGTAGCCTTGCTATTGGCGAAGCGAACGTAACGCGCCTGTTGTAAGATGTAAACCAGCCTTCCGCAAATTAGGCGGCTTTAAGCTCGTTTACAATACTGGTGAATATGAAATCTTTCGCCCGCTGCTCGACTGGCAACTGTTCGTAGGGAACAAAACAAGGATGTTCCTTAGTTTCGGGATTTTTCACAGCCCCATACTTCCAACCTTCCTCCGCTTTTTGTTTAAGCCAAGAGTCATGTGATGCCGATGGCGGTGCATCTGGATTATCAATGTGGAACTGAACACCGTTTACAGCTGAACTTTTTTGCCACTCAGGAGCTTCGTCCCAAGAGGGCTGAGAAAAATCCCCTATTGATTGACAGTAAGCACGATTAACTTCGTGACAAATGCGGGCGATCTTAGACTGTTCCATTACAAACCTTTCGTTTATGTGAGCCGCCATAATAATTTAAAATGGCTGGTTTATTTCTTACAACGTTTCACGCACCCGCCTGCTGAGTGCCGACTTTAACGCAATACTGATCGGAGCTGCCACGAATGCAAATATTACCATGTAAACCTTGCCAATACTCACATCCAAGGCACTTTGTAGGCTGCGTGTGTTGTGCGCATGTTGGCACCGCTTCCAAAACCTTTTTTATGCGCCCCCATGCACCATTGTCGTCTGGGAAAAAATCACGGTCGTGTAAAAAATCGATAACTTTTATATCGTCGCAAAGCATAAAAACTCCTAAACTCAAAAGGTGACAATTGCGTACAACTACATCAAGTGCGAAACATATAATGTTAAACCCTTGATTTATATTGACTATACCAACCATCAATTTTTGTCAAATCGACTAATCCATAATATTTTGCTGCTAATAGCAACGCATGATTATATCCATGACTGATAGATTTTCCGGTTCCGGTCTCGACTGAATTCCGATTACACGTTCCGGCTTTTTCCGATACTAATAATGCCAACCGTTTCAAAGCCACTGTTGTTGTGATCGGAACCTGAATTGGCACAGTAATATTCGTTGTTTTTGTTTTCATAATATTAAATATAATGTATAAAATAAAAAGAGTCAAACTATTTTTATTATTTCTTCAAAATAAAAAAGGCGACCAAAGCCGCCCTTGTAAAAAAGGATCAGATTTATAAGTTGCTATTTTTTCAACTTTATCGCTTCGTCAATTCTATCTGCTACATATTTAGTTGATGTCTCAATAGCCGTCATACGATTCTCAACTTTTCCAAAACGATCAGATACCCATAATGTTGCTCCGGCAACTACAGTAATTGCTCCAATTAAAATAGGTACAAGCCATCGCCACATGATAAATTTTGACGGAAGTTCCTGTTTGCATTTATCAATATGCTCGTCTATAGCTTGATCTATTGCCAATTCTATAGCTGTTGATGTTGCCATGGTCTTTTCGCTTTCTATTTAATTTTCGATTTCCTCTTCATGCTCTTCAGGGTAACAATTTGTGACGTTAATAGCTTTTAGTTTTTCCCGTTGCTTAATCAAACTATCAATATCAAGTCCTTGACTTTTCAGCATGTTATTTTCTCGAAATCTTAATTTTACTGCACGGTTTAAATCCATTTATGTCGCCTTGAAAAGTGTGATTCGTTCAACATTGGTTTTCTTATTATCAATATGCAGCCAGTCCACGCCTGATTCCATACGGGTGATGTATGGAAACTTGTCCGAATGCTTCAGGATTGCTTGCCGTGCCTCTTCCGCCGATACTCCCTGTATGGTGAGGTCTAATGCCCCGCCGATCCGGTGCATAGACTCAGCCGCACCCACAGTGCAAAATGCCGGGCGGAATCCACGGTATTCATTTGTTCCGCTGCCGAGGTAGTTATTGCATACAACCGGCCTGCTGAAATAGTCTCGAAGATCATCTGCTGTGGCAAGCATAACCGTGTTCACAAGTTGTAAGCAGTCTGTCCCCATTTTCTCGTAAAAAATCCGGGGGACAAACTCCCACGGAGCAAAATGTCTGAGAAAGTACATATTTACCTCCGGTTCAATCTATCCAATCCTTAAAGTTGTTTTTATCTTTAGCCTTGCCATTTACGAAAAGGTGAAATATGGCAGTGGCTATAAATATTACGCAAAAGTAAATAATAATAAATGTAATCATTTTACCAACTCCCAATTGATAAATTTCTTCACCGCCTTGAACACGGAATAATGTTTCCCATCTACTACAGACTCCGTATTTTTATTCTTGTTCTGAAAATAATCATCTATTCGAACGTTGTTGATAGTATCAATATACGTCACGTGAGCCATACTATCGTGACTCACTATTAACGCGCCCTGTGGAAGCGGAAACTGGTCAATCGTGGTATCATTGACCATGGCATGGGCAGCGACAACCGGAGCAGGTGGTTTGATAGGCGGTTTAACCGCAGTTGAATCTTTTCCAAAGCAACCCGAAGCCAAAACCGCAATCAATACAAGACCGAAAAAAAACCGCATAAAACCTCCCTTGAAAAAATTAAAAATAGCTTAATAAAACATAATATACCATGCGCCGCTGTAATAAGTACAAGCCGCGCAACTTCCGTTATAAACGGTTCCGTAGCGGCTTGATCCTTGTAATGTAAAAAGACTCCCCGAAGCGTTGACAATATACACAATGTCCCCGTTATTATTGCCCGTTCCCATTGTAACAGTGTATGCTGTTGTAAAAACAAAAACATCCGAAGTTTCAGACGCAACATTAAGCGTATATGCTGCGGAGGGAGATTTCACAGTTACGTTGCGCCCAGTATGACCCTCAAAATATCCGGCGTAACCCGACGTGCTTGTACAAACACCTCTCACACCGTAATTGAATCCCGAACCATAAATGCCAGTTCCGCCAGTGCTGTTACTATTTGTAAAATATCCACCTGTCCCATTGCTCGCAGATGATGATCCATACACGCCGACGTTGCCCTCTCCACCTACGCCATACGTTGTCCCAGTTCCCCAAACTCCCGCACTATTGCCCACGCCAGTTATTCCAACAGCTCCAGAATTTGTCGCCGTGCCGTAAATCGCAGATGTTCCTGATCCGGAACTATACGCATATATCGCATAGCCTGAGGTTGTTTCAACGTCTAATTTGCCGTTCGTCGGGCTCGTCGTGCCGATGCCGACGTTGCCATTGTTAAGGATTACCATCCTTACATCTGAACCGTCGTGATTAGTTATTGAGGCTCCCGCAGCCCCAGACGGTGAACAGGTGAAAGTTATAGCACCTGGCGTCGTACCTGTGTTTCCCAAGCCGTTCATCCTAATTGACATTGCGTAGTCGGATACAATATATTTCCAACTCGTCCCATCATAGTACGCATTGTTAGATATATTGGTTTGAGATCCAACCGTATTTTGGATTACATTTCTGTCGCCAATTTGAAAAGTTACTGCTGCATTATCCGCCCTCACTGGACTCGTCGTGCCGATGCCGACAGCCGGAGAAGCTGCACTTGTCGATGCGCTGCCTAATATTGTTAACACATCATATAAGTTTCCCCCATAGCCACGCTGAGCAATTGTAAATTTCGTTGATTCCGAGGTTGTTGACGACCAATATGATGTTAACCTGGTTGTTTCGTATGGCGTAGTGACATTTGTTGACTGTGTCCATATACTCAACCCTCTATATTTTCCATTCTCGTTGGATGTTCCGCTTGATGATATAATAAATGACGCATTGTCTCCCGCATAAGAGTCGGTCAATTTTATGTTGGTTCCATTGTAATACATCGGGCTATTCCCCCACGCCGTCGTTGACGTGGCGTATGGTATGTATCCCGCCGAACAGCCGTGTATTAGGGGAGCCCCAGTTGCAGAGGTGAGATATGTAGTCATATCAATACTCAACGCGCTTCCGCTCCATTTCAGAAATCCTGCGTTTAAATTTGTGAACGCCAGCATAGCCGTGCCCACAGTGCCAAGCGACGACAACCCCGTCCCCCCGTTTGCAACCGGGCAGATTGTCGTTCCGCTGGTAGCCAGCCCCTTCGCGCTAACTGTCAACGCGCCATACGTTCCGGCAGTTACTCCGCTGTTTGCCAGCGTCGCAGTGATTGCTGTTGTACCGCTCCCTGAAACATCGCCCGACAGGGTTATGGTCTGGTTGCCGGTCAGATAACTCTGATTTGCTGCTGCCGTCACTTGACCCTTTGCATTAACAGTAATGCCCTGATATGTCCCAACATTACTATTTATAGTCGGCAGTGTCATGGTTATTGACGTCGCCCCTGAACCGGATATGTCTCCCGACAACGTAATTGTCTGATTACCCGTCAAGTACGTGGAGTTATCCAACGCCCACGTATTGGTCGCAGTTTTTTTCAAAAACCCAGCAGTTCCCGTCAATGCTTCAATGGCTACCAGATCCGGGTAATTCGTTGTAAACCCGCTGGTAAATGTGTACGCGCTGCTCCAATTAGTTTGATTTGCGGTCGTCGGTATACTGTATCCACTCGTTAAACTCAAGCCCAACGTCCCCGAAGTAGTTATCGGACTGCCGGAAATGGTCAGTCCCGTCGGGACCGTCATGGCAACACTGGTCACAGAGCCGGTTCCGTAGGCCGTTGCATCCAGACTGGCCGTGCCATTGGTCAACTTTATCAAGCCGGTTGAACTACCGGAAAGCGCCGCGACTGAAGTAAGAATCGACGAAAGCGGCTGATATATCAATGACAAATTATTCCAAGAGAGTGTTCCTGCTGTATTGTATAATGTTCCATCCGTAGTCGTGGACGGCATAGATTTGCCGTTCCATTGCACCGCCCTTGCCGCGCCGCCTTTGCAGGTATCGGATGTATCTGCACTATGTGCTCGTAAAGCAATCCGGCAGGAATCGGCCTTAAAACACGAGTCTGCATAGTAAGCCGTGAATGCAAGCCACGCCTCTTTTGCCCGGATAGTAGTATCCGATTTATACGCCGCTCGCACAGAATCACCGGCTATTCCCCCCAAGTCGGTTGCAAGCTCTGTCAACGTTCTAAATCTCAATTTTTGATCTTTAATTACAGCCACGGAATCGCATCTACTACCCGCATTTTTTGTCTGTGAGATTCCGATTGAATCCGCGTCCACGAAATGTGAATGCGTTCGATTGATAGTAGCTCCTCCGACAACAACAAGGGAATCCGTGTCGGACGACCCCGCCATTGCCATTCCCAACGAAATAAAAAATCCGACAAAAAATAGTAGCTTTCTCACAGCTCCTCCTATGGTAAATTATATGCTTCAGATTCGACCAATGCGATTGTATAAGCGTCCGACGCTCCGGTTGTGGCACAGACTTCAACGTACGTCGGAGTTGTTGCCGTCCATGTACTGGAAATCGACTCTACATCACAATTTGCAGTAGTGGCAAATCCGGTTGATGCCAACGTATGTGTCAAAGTAAAATGCCCGATTGCAATGCATGAGGATGAGATCGGCCCCCTGACAATGCAATCAATATCAACATGTCCGGTGTCAGCAACCCCTGTTCCGGCTTTTTTGATAAACGTCAAAACTGTACCGTCTGAAGTCGTTCCAAGCGTGCCAAATTTGACATAAAACGTACTCAATGCAGTTCCGGCTGCGGTTTTGGTCAATGATATTTTCCATCGGAAATGCGTTCCGATTGCCAAGTCGCCGGCAGTAAAATTGAATTGCGTGCCGGCAATAAGCGTCAATGTTGCCGCCGTTAAGGTCTGCGAAGTGGTCGAGTAGGCATTTCTCACAATCCTGCCGGCAGCATAGGTCGGTAAAACTCCCGCGCCATTGCCGCATATAACAGTTCCACGGGCGCCCGCAGCAAGCCGCCCGGTAACTGATGGCGTTGCTGTTGTTGTACCATACATGATGTCGCCTATAGTAGTCAGCGGATTGTTGGGTATGTACACAGTTCCACCGGCAGTAGGCCAAGAAGCTGCCGTCGCCGCCGCCGCCGTGAAAGTCTGGGAATATGCGCCGGAAAGAATTAAACTTGAGCCTGTCGGAATATTAAGCAACCCCGAACTCCACACAGGCGTATAAGGGCTTGCGCCAGTAACGAGGTATTGATATTGCGCCGTTCCAACGCCAACGAGAGACGGCGAAGGCGTTATCGCGTGCGTATGGGTAGTTGTGGTCACCGCATTGGTTGTTGTTGCCGTAAGCGTGCTTGGCGTGCCCATAGCAAGTATCTGGCTTGATAGGCTCAATCCGTTGTTGGTTGCCAACGTAACGTCGCCGGTATTTGTTCCCGAAGTGTTTCCGATTACGGTTTTTTGCGCGTCCGTGCAATATCGGTAGTTAGTTGCATCCGGGACCGCTGCCGTGGTCAATGTGCCAACAGATGTCACATTGCCGGCGCTTGTTATAACGCCAGACAAATTTGCGTTTGTGGTAACCGTTCCTGCCGTGGTTGCCGTAACTGCCGTTTTTGCATGAGCTACGGAATCAACTATGCCTAATGTGCCAACGCGGTTGATAATTACTCCGGTTGTATCCGTGCGAGTCAATGTGTAATAACAGGCACTATCCACGTGATAATATTGACCTGTTTTTCCACCCTGTACACCTTTTAAAAAATTATGTCCAGTAGTAAGCGGCGTGGAAATAAAAGTATAATGATCCGTTCCATAGTCATAATAGTACACAGTAATGTCATGCGTACTATCTGTTTGAGCGTACAGTTTGATTAATAACCTGTCCGTTGATGCAAGTGTATATTCCGGTTGCACACTTTCCTTATCTTCTTGCCCAAGGGTTGTTCCAAGTATATTCCCATTTACACTAAATAAAAGTGTTTCAGATCCGGCAGCAGAGCGTTTATAAATTTTGGCAATAAACCGCGCTCCTATTAAACTGGCATATCCCCATCCGTGCAATACCCAGCGCCCGGCATCCAGCGTTGTGATGCTGGTTCCTGCCGGGTTGATTATTCCGGCAATCAATACCTCATTATTGTTTACAACCGTAGTAAAAATTTCCTCCGCTGCCGAAATTGGCGTATTGGAAAAATTATAATATGGCGATATATCAGATATGGTTTGCGTTCCCCATAGTTCAATTCCGGCTCCAGCGCTCACGGGATTTGCGTTCCCGTTTACCCAACTACTGCCATCGTATTTTATAATTTGTTCGGCTACCGGAGAAGATATTACCGCTGTCAATTTTGTTCCTATTGCGGTATTTAACGCGCCGTGACCGGTTGTGTCATGCGCGGACGTGTCGCGCTTTGCACCTAATGCCGCCCATAGCGATCCATGGCCAGATGTATCATGTGAAGCCGTGTCTCTTATTATTGTAGTATAGATGTCTGTGCCTGTAGAATACTGGACAACAAGCGAAGAATCCGTAGTAACATAAACGTTTGAAACCCGATAGTTTCCGGACGAAGGTACGCTTGGCAAATTGTTTCCTATTTCCCACTTAAATCCGGCATAACTCCATGTAGTCCCGACAAGCGTTTCGAGTATCACAGTTTTTCCTGTGTCATAAGAAATAAGTCGAACAGACTGATTCGTGCCTTTGACAAAGCCATTCCAGCCAGAATCAGAAGTTCCACCAGAACCGCCTACAAGTGATTTCATTTCTGCTCGTGACAAATAAGAAACAGTATCTTTCTTTTTGCAAAAAAACGTGTCTACGCCAGTCGTGTCCGCATGATGGGGCGACTGGATGATAAGGGTTTTTGTTTTTATCACTCCGGAATCGACAAGAGAGTCCCGAACCATCAATCCTTTAAATGCCGACAGGGGATTCATGGTCAGCCCTTGCGGAATCTGTACCGCCAACAGTATCCACAGTAAAAACAAATATTTTTTTGCCATAATTTCCTTCCCTTTAAAATATTATTCAGGATCAGTAATAAGCACTTGTTTTGTTCCGCTTCCGGCTTGTGTTGATGCTGTTATTTTATAACAGTTATTAACCGTATCGTACCACATCTGATGATACGTTGATATTGCTGCTGGAGCCGACGCATAGGGCGGAATGTATCCGGAATAACTTCCCGCCACTGTAGTAATTTGCCGAGTAACCGTGTTAATCGTTGTTGTTGTATTGTCTACCCCAACTGTAATTCGACCGTGCTTGTCGTAGCTGAAAACGTCAGCAAATTCCTGATTTTTTGTATGTTTACCTATTTTTACGTATCTTTTCATAATTTTTTTTCTATTGTACGTCAAGTATTAAAGATATGTTAAAAACAGCGTTGTCGGTATCATTAAAGTTCGGCTCAATTCGGGTTATCCATCCAAATCGTGCAACATCGTAAGTATAAACATAATCAGAAAAATATACCGGCATAAGTAAATCATATTGAGCGGAAGCAACGGTTATTGGAACGGAAAAAGTTACCGTGTCTTTTTGATCTGTCAGCCATCCAATTATCTGTTGTAAAAACATATATGCAGAGCTGTAAACTCCAACGCCTTTCGCAGCTTCTGTCAAATCGGATAAAACTGATCTGTCTTGATACCAGTTGAGAGATGTTAATGTTCCGGACGCTTGATTTACTATAAAAAATTTAATCCAGGACTCGTGACAAGCAGCCCAAAGCGTACTTGCCGCTGTATACGCGGCGGGATACTCGTTGGCTACCCATGCCGTACCATGCCATACATAATAATTTCCAGTAGTCCAATGGGTTGTTGTTGCCTCAGCATAATAGCTATCACCTATTTCTGAGCTCACCGGCTCCGCGATTGCAGAAATAGGAGTGGTAGGGATTCCGGGAAAGCTACAGTATTTTTTCCATAGCGGTATTCCGTCTGTATCTATACATCCGATTACCGGGAATCCATCTCCGGGGTAATGTGTCGGCGTAGTCGTTATTGTAACATCAGGTTCCGCGTCATCTATATGAGTTAAGATAATATTTTTATCAAGCTTGCCAAGGCCGGGATTGTTGTTATATTGCAAATTAAAATCGTTAAACATTGACGAAATATCCGTCTTTTTCCAGTCCTTTATACTGCCCCTGACAATAGTAGATTCGTCAAATGTTATTGACGTAGCTTTATTTTCTCTCCATGCCGAAAATGAATGTTTACCAGAGCGTGATATAAAATATCCAATAAACGCTTGCTGACAAAGTTCTTTTAAATAATCCAAGCTGCTTTTACGTTCTAAAATTTGTCTTCCGATATACCACGAATGCGTCGCGTCGCGCGTGGAATCAAGATTTCCGTAAGAAATAAGTGCGGACGGAATTTTGTCATAATCCTCAAGAATATGCCGGATTGCTGTATATACCGTGTTGGTTGCCGTAGTGCCGTTATTCCCAATTGTTTCTCCCTTTACTTCGGTATATAATGCCTTGTTTTCCGTCGAAATTGATCTTTGCGCAACAAAACCTATTTGTTTAATTTTTAGATTTACGTTTACAGGATAAGTGGGCTTAATTGTAGACTCTCCGACATCAACAGAAGATCCTATAACATAAAAATCAACATATAGAATTGGAGTTGCAACTCGTGTTTTTATTAATGACAGTACTGTTGTAAAATCAATTTCACCAAAAGCATTGCTTGAACTATCATCACTATACGAGGAAATTGAAAATCTATTGGTCTCACTGTTTGTATTTCCCCCGCATTCGTAATAATCATCAGGCAATAAGTTCCATGTTGGATTATAAGCCGCAACTCCATTTTGTTGGTCTTTTGTCAATATAAGTATATTGCCCAACGGGTCACGTAAATCCAATCTGTCAGAACTGTCAAGTTCAACATCTCGACCGTATTGGTCTTGAAGTCGAAACGAAATACCAAAAGATAGGTGCTTAAGTGAGTTCCCAACTGAAGCTATTCCTCCATGCGGAGTTGTTGCTATAAAATCAATTCCAAAATATGCTTTTTCTACATCAATATCAACAAGTGAAGTCATGTCAATTCCGAAAGTTACACATTGCCCGCGAGCTGATATTCCGTCTACGTATTGTATCATCAATACTGCTCCATTTGCCACGGTTTTATCAGTTACGCTATCATCAAGATCAACAGAATAATAGCCGTTAGTGCCGCGCGTTGTACTATAATCCATAACAACACGTCCATTTGTAAATCCTTCTGTATAATCTCCAACAACAACAACGTCGCCACTTGATCCTGTTTTATATATAAATGTTGACGGGTCAGTATCAACATATATTGTTGTCGTAGATGCCCCGCTATCTAATGCAAGCGGAACACTTATTCCAGGTATCGCTATTTCAAGAGATGTCGTCCTGTCTCTATCAATTAAAATTTCTTTTTGAGCATCAGTAAGGCTTCGTGTTGTTATTGCTGTTGACTTTGTAACGGTTGTTGTGCTATCAGGTATTAATTGACAGGTTTCTACATTTGATATACATTCCTTTGTCAAAACAATTGGAGTTAATAAAGAGACTCCGTTTTCCTGTATTTCAGATGCGGCTTTTAGTTGCAAATAAGGAAATTTTATTCCTCCGTTTGTTGAATCTCCTATAACGTTAGCTTCCGAAACCATGCCCGAAACATCGTTATATACTTTTTGATCGCTTGAATAACTTCTAAGCACTGGTATTCCAGCAATTGGTACAATGCCGTTTATCAATCTTGAAGTATAGCTAATAATCCTGAAATTAGAAACAACCTGCTTGACCTTACTTTTCCCAAGCATGAAAAATATTGTGTCCGAACCAGAAACCGGCTTGCCATAGTCAAGAACATCGACAGGGGTATAGCCCTTTACAATAGAAGCAAGCATATTATTCGTATCAAAACTTTCAGGGGCTTTTGCAAGGGCAAGAAATAAAGCGTAACAGCTTCGCCCAGTATGGCTTGTTTCATCATATTCGTAATATAGCCATGTAGAGTAACTATTTACTACTTTATAACCCTCTGTATCGTTTACTTTAAAAACATAATAATCCTTAAAATAATCATAGGGAAAAGCGTATGAATCGCGCTTTTCGGTTGCTGACATTGTAAAGACGTCTCCACTTGATCCTGTCACCGGATGTGATATTGAAAGGTCTTTATAGGGTATTGCCAACATGTAAACCCAATCATCAAAACGCTTATTAAACCCAATGCCTCCAGTCGCAGTATTGTTGACAAATATATATAAGCTTCTTGGAGGAAAAAACTGTGATCCTGGGCACCATCTAAAATCACTTGATGGATGAGGGTTAAAACTTTGTACAGACAAATTTGTTGAATATATATAGTCATCATCTATAGTACCTGAGCCGTTGCTTGATTGTAACGCTGGTGCGACTTTTGAATATGCAGACAAATAAGATGAATAAGCTATTTTCTCAAATTGTGGAATACCCTCCACGTTGAACATCTGAGCATAGGGAATGTCTCCAAAGCAAATAGGCAGCGGATTGCTTTCACTTGTCGCATTTGCCGGTATATTTGAAGCCGAAGAAACAGCCCCAACTATTGATATTTGTGAAGACTTTTGAGAACCGATTCCGGTGTTTGGGAAAGTCACAGAATTTATTATTTTCGGCGGCATTGTTTTGTAAACAGAATCATCAAACCCACAAGAAAAATGGAAATCAACCTCGTCGTACGGGTTGTTGTCTATAGCCCCTACCCATCTACTGTAAATCACATTGTCAATAAAAATTAATAATCTTACTCGTCTTCCAATAAATAAAATTTCATCTGTTTTGCATTGATTTGCAAATTGTAATCCTGTCGAATTGCAGTTTGATACAATAAATTCAAGGCTACTAAGAGTTGCAACATCTCCAGTCTGACTTAAATCAATTTCGTTTGAAGGATTCGACGTAATTCCGTCTTTTTGCAAAAATCCTTCGTAATAAATATTAGTATTGTTCTGATTGCTTACATTGTTTCCGTTTATATCAATTTCGCTTGCGCCATATTTAGGAACAACTGTAGAGCCGTCATATTTTGGCCTGCCTGATACAAAACGGAATACACCGTTCTGTAATCCTATATCGGTATTAGTTAACGCCATAGGGGTATGATCTGCGTCCCCTATATCGGTATAAATTTCTATGGCATAATTTATTTTAGGCATATTTAAACTCGACAAAAGTTAATTTACATTTCCAACGATGCACGCCTTCCATTTGTTCATCTTCGATGGTTTTAAGATTTGCATATATCGGATAAGTAGTAGTTCTACGCCCCCAAGGATAATTAACGCCCCATATTTTTGATATTGAAAACGGCGTTGCCCTGATTAAGACAGCAAAAAGTTTAAGTTGCTCCATTTGAGGTATTGTAAATAAAAACGTTCCGGTAAAAACACCAGAATCACATACACGATCAACATAAGTAAATGCGTTATTGTAAGTATCAATTTTTGTTATAGTTCTTTCGGAATCTGCGCTATACCCTACATCGACACATCGTAATGGCGGAAGAGTGGCCGTAGAGCTTGTATATGCGTAAGGAGACAGCAAACGCAGTTTACAAGTAATAGACCAGCCCTTCCATGTGTTTTGAGCGCGCGACGGGATTTCTAAAACAGTAACGGTAAGATTCCCACTATAAACAATACCCTCCCCAAAAATATGTTCGGTTGACGAAAAAGACGAAAGCGTAAGCGTATTATCTCCCGAAACTCGGCTATTTTCGACTTGATTAATAAAATTATTAATAACGTTTTCTTTTGCATACAAGCGAAAATCTTCGCATTCATAATAATCCCGCGCGGAGCCTCTATCAGTGGCATGCCAGTTCATGTCTGCTGCCTGCGCCCATTGTAGGGCATAATATGATTTGGGCTTAAAATCGGGCTTAATTTTGGCCGTAAATGTTGTTATTCCGGTGCCTGATATAACCATTATGCCGCTACTCTCAATCTCTTCGCCGCCCGCTGAATTGCCTGATACTGTTTCACTTGTTCCACTTGACTTTGACGTATTGCTCGCACTGTAGACGCATCGGCGTTGCCATTTACAATAATGTTTCCCATGTGATAATTAGTATTGTTACTACTATTGGATGTTGATGAGCCTCCGCGAGCTATTGCGGCAAGTGTGTTTGCCTGTTGATCTGGAGTCATTACAAGTTCGCCTGGAGTTACCTGTGCGGTTACGCTATCAGTTCCGCCCGTCCCCTGAACAATTCCGCCCTTCGCAAATTTTTGTGATTTAATAATGGCAATTTCAGTTGCCATGGTAGCGGCTTCAAGAACGGTCAAAGCTGCTGCATATATCGGATTTGCTGCATGTTCTGACCATATATTTGTGATTCCCACAGCGCCGTTTATAAGCGCTTGACCTATTGACCATGCCTGCTGTTCTTTTTTAAGCTCTTTTTCCTTTGCTGCCATTTCCTTATTGATTTTTTCGGTAGCCTTTGCCTTTTGTTTCTGACTCATGTTACTGTCTTCGACAGCCTGAAGTTCTTTTGCTTTTTCAGTCGCAAGATTATTACTTCTTATTTGTGTAATATTGTTTGCAAGCCCTATGGTTTTTTGTGCAAGGCCGGAATACATCTGAATCTGTTGCTGGGTATGTTGCTTTTTATTTTGTGTGTCCTCAGCGTCTAATTTTTTTACATTCTTTAAGTAAAGGGCATATCGTTTTTGCTTGTACGATAGTGCGTCTTCTTTTGTCGTAGCCCCTAAAGCTACCCCCTCGTCAACTGATTGTAAATCTTCTGTGGCTTCACGCTTCAAAGATTCTCTCGGAGTTTCCATTACCTGATAAAGCGATTTGATCTTTTGATAAGATTTTATTCTTTCATCAATATTTTCAAGTTGCTTATCAGTACTTTCTTTATCCATTGTAAACATTGTATCATAAAATCCTGCAAGAACGCTTAATTTCGATGCTGCTTGTTTATTAATATCCAATTCTCCGCCATACACGGAACTGGCAATAGCGGTATGTCTAAGACCGTACATTACAGATTCAGAATCATATTTTTGAGCGCCCGCCTTTGAAGACTTTTTGTCAAAAAGATCTTCGTATTTATTAAGAGCTCCAGGAGAAGTAGTTGTTGATTCTCCGCCTAATGCAACAATTTTTTTATTAAGCTCTGCAATCCTATTTTCAGCTTCTTTAATTGTCACTATTTCAGCATCATAATTAAAAGATTTTTTCTTTTGTTTTTCTGCCCTTTCCATTTCCGAGTTTAAATCGTTAATGTCGTTTTTATACTGCCTAATCCAAAACTCATTTTTTTTGTCTTGCGGAGACTTGAGGCTTTCAGCAAGAATTTTAGAATATTGTGTCATCAATGCTGGCAAAACCGAATTGCCAAGCATTTCGGTCAAGGGCGCAAGAATTTGTGAAGTGGCTACTTTCCAAGAAGTATTTAATCTTGTTTGGGCTTGTTCTGCCCTATGTAATTGTTCAATTGTTTGCTTATCAAGAACAAGCCCGTATGTTGTAGTTTCTTCTGTTAGTTCTTTTATTCTGTCTTTCCCTTGTGAAGCAATTCCAAAAACTTCTTTGCCTTGTAGGCCAAAAAGCTTCATTGATACTGCCGCACGCTCATTAGTATTTGGTATTTCTGATATTTTAATGAGCAATTCTTCAAATAATTTGCCTTGCTCTTTGGTGCTACCATTTGCTTCCTTTGTTGAAACTCCTAAAATTGTGTTGCTTGTTTCGGCAAGTTTTGCCATAGTAAAAAAAGCTCTGGACAAAGAACCAATATCGCTTCCGCTTTGTTTCATTACGTAAGACAGCTTTTGGTATTCGGTAGTTGACATCCCCATTTTTCGCGAGTTATTGGTTATTTGATTACCATATTCCATGCTATCTTCAATCATCGACTTAATTTTCATTGCGCCATGAATACTTACCCACGCAAGAACAACCTTTGAAGCCATTGAGGTTATTCTGTCCCCAACATTTTCCGCCATGTTTTTAAACCCGTCGGTTATAGCATTATTTGTAGTGGCGCTCGACGCTTTCATTTTTTCAAAGGCCACCTTAGAAGCATCTAATTTTTCAAGCCATTTTTGATGTGCGGCTTCCCTTCTCTTCATTGCATCTGATTCTAAATCAAGCCATTTAATATTTATGTTGCCAGAATGTGCCTTTGCCGCTGCAAGCTCAGCTTCAGACATTGATAACTTTTTAAGACTTTCAACAGCTTTGTTGACTTCTGTTTTAGTTTGTTCTGCAAGATCAGATTTTAATTTTAACTTGACTTCTACGTCGCTTGACATAATTAGTCCTTTTCCTGGTCGCTGGGTTTGTCTTTGTTCATGAAGGCTTCAAGGCTGGCCGTATTTGACGCGGGTTGTTTATCTTTCAAAAATCTACAATATTCACCGTTAAAAAAAGAAACGGCTTCAAGAAATTTTGCCAGTGTTTTATCGTAAGGTAAGGGAGCCACAATTCCATCCTTTAGATCATCGTATCTTTTTAAGAAATCTCTCGCCGAAGGACAGTTAATGTAAAATTTGAATGGGCATGTAAAGTATTCATCTTCATCATCAACCCATACCGGATTTTCTGTAGGTTTATTACATCCCCATTCCTCTTTCATGCTTTCGTCGCACTCGCTACAATTATAATCACCTATTTCCGCCCGAATGCTGGCGGCTACGCTAAAGAAATTTTTTCTCCCGAAGTAATGCAAGAAAGCTGCTGGACGTAATAGTAAAGTTTCCATATCATTCCCATAGGAACTTTTTCAAATACTTCTTTTTTACATCCACTTACTGCATCAGTCTCATAAATTATTTCTTTTTTTGTTCCTATGTCGATAAAGTGCGTCCACCCCTTTACTGCAAGCCTGACAAGTTCTTTAATCTCTTTTATTTGTTCGTCAAGCTTTAAGTTTTCTTTGTCGGCTCTCATTTCTTTGGTAATACTTTCCGACTTGATTTTTTCTGCTTCAGTAAACCCACGCAGTTCAAATACAGGGAAAAAATTGTGCAAAGATTCGTCAACAACATAAACTTTTTTACCATCTTTTTCGTATTTGTCTATGTATTCTGACGGGGGATATTTTATTGTCGCTTCAAGCGAAAATGGAAGATGCCCAGCAAGCTTGACTCTCATTTCGTCGGTAAGTTCAATTCGATTTGTCATGATATTGTCTCCTTTTTAAAAATGTAAAAATTACGATCTTGCTCCCAAAAGAATTTCATAAGCTGCTTCGTCCGGTATAAGAGGCTGAACAGCTACTCCGTCTATATTATTACCCAACAGCCGGTATGTTCTTCCGGTCGCAACGGATCCGCCCCTGTCATCAAAAGATGGGTACATTAATTGACAATTGACCGCCTCTACGGTTACATGAGGCGAAAACAACGCAGATGCGACAAGTATTTCTCTTAAAGTTTCAGACTTTACAATACTTGTCACATCCTCATTAGCAACCTGCTTCAAAAGAGGATCAATAGTTAATTTAGGATCTCGTTCCGTAATGTAAAAATAGTCGTATCCAGTTGGGTCTGCTTGGTTTTCAACAGAACCGATTTTATTGCCGAAAGCAAGATTCCATTTTGACGAATGGAATTGTATTGATGTATCTGAAAGCATGTCCGTTGCCTGAACCGTATTCGACAAATACTTTTCTGGCAATCTTGATTCAGGTGCGGTAAGAACAAGTGTGTTTGCGTAAGTTACATCAGCGTCAGACACAAATTTTCCCTGAAATTTTCCAGTCAAAACATAAGGTTTCCCTACACCGTCCGCACCAATGCTTCCGTCCCCTGAGCATCCTGAAAATTTAAGCATACGCGCCTTCGGTTTTGCCCCACTGCCAACGAAAATAAGGCCAAGCTGCAACGTAACATCATCGGCTTCAGCAAGCGGCTGATAGCCTATGCCTTTGCCTGGATAAACGACTGTCTTGTGTCCCATTGCCCTTAAAAATTTATCGTTTTTAGGTATGCCATAAGTTGCCGTCAATGTTGCTCCAGTTCCGGTTGTATATCCCGACCCTCCCGCGATAGGCGTGGTATTAAATGTTGCGATAGCTCCGTTGGTAGTAACGGACGCAACCTCGACAATACCCAGAGTTCCACCGTACGGAATCAACCAGTCGCCCACGCGATATCCGGTTCCGGCATGTCCACTGGTAGGGGTTGATGCAACTGCGGTAATAGCCCCACTTCCCGCCGTTATATCACACTCTGCGCCAGTCCCTTGAGAAAGATTTATGGCAAATTTTTCAGTAAATTCCATATCGCCAAGCATGGCTCCCATAATCGACTGGTCACGCCGATGGTCGCCGGTTGCATATTTTTCAGATTCTCCATCTGGGGTAATTTTGGGAGTGGCTTTTACACCTCGCAAGCGGCAATTAAAATCAGCGCTTACAAAATCATCAGCATACCCTGGAGTAAGAATTGATGCTCTCGGCGCTGAATACGCATGAGTCGATGCTGTCGATATTGTTGCCGCATAAGATCCGCTTGAACCCGTAATGTCCGTTACCGTTACGCGCTCCGAATTGGTTCCGTCCTGAATCACAAAATCCCTTGGCAATTCAGTTGCCCATGTTGATGTTGGATCAACAGTTCCAGTGCCAAGCGGAATACTCGTAACCCCGGAAGACACTGACGGAATTAGGTGTTCTTCCACTTTACCTACTAAATAGGTTTTAATTGACATATAAGGCATGATAAAAACTCCTTCCGGCAAATAGCCGGGGTTAATTTATGCTGAAGAATATAATGTGGGATCAAGTCTATCAATTGCGTATGTCGCAACAAATTTTACATCCATTTTAGACGGAATAAACTGATCTCCTGATCCCGATTTTTCAGAACGTGTAAATCCCTTGTATTGTATAAAATCACAAGTGTCATTGACACTATTATTATTGCCAAAAAGCTTTATCAGGTCATCCACCGCCAAATCGAAAACATCATCTATTTCAAATAGTGGATTAGCACTTGACGTTGTTAACTTTCCCGCTACTTTAATAACAAACATTGTCTTATTTGTATAATCTTGACATCCACGTCCAGCTTCTTCGTCGAAATTTTCTTCGCTGCAATAAATTTCTGCGCGTGGAAAATTACCGATTGCATAGTTTCTATTGTTTATAGCGCCCCAATCAAAATTATATCCATCTTCAATAGTCATTGCTCCTATAAGCAACGCCATGTTTTTTCTAGTCTGTGTTCTCCATGGAGTCGTCATTACAATCCTGCCAGTTTTAAAGCCTTTTGTACATGGCTATTTACACATTCAACTATTTTTTCCTTAGACTTTTCCTTAGCAATATACAAAAACTGAAATTTTTTTATTCCTGTTACCATGTGGCCTTTACTGAAAAAGCTTTGTCCACCCTTAACCCAATGTAAGGCCCTGGGCTTAGATTGGGATTTCCAATGCGCCTCAGGCTCTTTGGGAACCATGTGGTCTTTCGTCCCTTCATGTAAATATTCATCGTAGGGAGCTATTGTTAAATTTAACCCTATTGAAATACTGTCCTCTGTTGTTTTTTCAGGGTTTACCTGAATAGCCTGTTCACCTTTTCCGGTTTCACCATTAAAATGTTCTTCAAATTCTTGTCGCGCCTGATTAATAACTATTTTAGCCGATTCTTTAAGCGCAATTCGAGCTTCTCTGTTTGCCATTTCCGGCATTTTTTCCATTGCCCTTTCAAAATCCGATATGTCAATATCAATAGTTACACCCATCTTTATCCTCTTAAAATACTAATAGTTCCCCTGGCTCTTTGACTTGCTTGAAGCGAAAGATTTGTATATAAAAACATTTGTTTTGTAAGTTGCAGCCGCAGCTTTTCACAGCGCAAGGCATACCAGTCAAGTTTAATTTTAATAGTTTCATAAGAAGTTTGAACCATGTCATTTCTTCCCAATGCGTCTTGAAAGCAAACAAAACAAAAGTAACTCTTGCAATATTCTAATATTTTTTTATGGAGCGGCATGCATATACTTTGCAAAGGAACTTCTTGTTCTTGTGCTATCGAAAGGAGTTCGCCGTCAACAAGATCAAGCCATGATTGTACTCTTAAGTCTCCAGCGGTTACAAAGTCGGACGCTAATGAATCTGTAATATCTGAAGTTGACAAAAAACCGTAGCCTGTGGTATTTGTTGTGCTTGTTAATGGTAAAAATCTACTTTGTGTCATATATGTCTTTTGATAAAGGGCAGATACTGCCCTGCCCTTTTTAAACAATGTTAATAATAAAGCGGGGAGTTAACCCCGCTTATTTTTAGTTACCGATAATCGGAACAACATACTCGCGCTGGGTTACCGCAAAACCATAAGCAACCCAAAGAAACCACGAAACCTGAAACTGCTGATTCGCTTCTCCGAACAGATAAGTATATCCAAATTTATCAGTTACAGTAGAGAGCTGCGAATAAAATTGGTTTGGAGTTGGCATAATGGGCGGGCGAATTATTCCCACTGCGCAATGGCGCTCAAAAACAAATGACGGCGAATATACGCCTGCGCTTGCAGGCTTAATCGTAACTGCGGCACCGTCGGATAGGGCTTTTCTTAAGCCAGGATTTCCAATATATACAGTTCCCGATGTTGCCAGAAGAGCGGCTTGAGTAACTTCTGTCGTACTTGTTCCAGGAGCAATGCCGACGCAATACTGATTTACAGTGTCCCCGGCAATTGTTATAATGTCCCCAAGCTGAACACCGGTTGTGTTAACCGTTCCGCTTTTGAGTTTTATTGCCGTCGCACCCTTTACGTGATTGCCATCAAGAACGTAACCTGTACCTGCTCCTGCCGTATGATCTGCAATATTTGCATCTTCGCGTATATTGCTAAACCCAAACTGCGAACGAATAGTTCCCGACCGGCGCTCTGCATCCGATCCGGCTTCGTTTGCCTTCTGAATCACGTTCTGGTTCAGAAGATTTGTATAAGCATCAACTGAAGTCACGACCTGAATGTCGCTCATAGGCGCGCCGTTATTGCGCAGAATTTTTCTGGCCTGTGTAAGTCCGGCGAGATCAACTTGAAACGGAGTTGATCCGGGTGTTCCAACAGCCCTCGAACCGCCCTGAACAAGAGCGGCGGCGGCGGCGGCTGACATTTCGTTGCGGTGTGTGCGTTCTGCCTGCGCAAGCCACTGCTTCAAAATTTCATCACGACTTTCAACAGTGTCAAGCATCTGTAAATCTTCGCCAGTAAACGTAAGAGATTGTTGAGGAGTGTTGGTAATTTTGATCTGTGCATTAACCGGTGTCTGCGTATCTCCGGTAGGGGGAACATTGGACGGAGTTGCCGTACCTGATGCGGACGGAACAACGACTGGAACGACAATTATCTGGCCCAGCGCCGCGCCCTTGTCATCAAACTTAAGATTGACGCTATCAAGGGCTCCACAAGGCTCTGCGGCGACTTCAATATTTGCGCTTACCTGAGCGCGCTGTAAGGCGGTCAAGGTTGTTGCTGAAAAAGACATACTTTATCCTTTGTTAAAATTTTTAATTTAATTTTTTTGTTTGAAACCTTGAGCAAAAGCTCTTGACACCTTAAAGAAACCTTATAATAACCAGACTTTAGTCTGGAATAATTTCATTTCCCTTGTCGAGATAATCCTTTTTTGCTGTCTCTGTGAGTTTCCTAAAATCCTTCATATTCATCTTTTCGGTTTTTTGAGCATCTTTTTCTGTTACCGAATGGCTTCCTCCACCATTTGATTGATTCACTATAATCCTTTGCGGATTATTTTTTTTATAGGCGCCTATGGACGTTTCAATTGGAACATCTTTTCCATCTTCAACTTTGTAGATTTTTCCATCTTCAATTTTTACCAGCTTTTTAAGTATCCAATTATCAACAATGTCTTCGCCGCCTATTACATCGGAAAATTTTCCAGTCAACTCCGCTCTGATTTTAGATTCTGTTTTTTCCGATTCGCTTTTTTCAAGTTTGCCCATAAGGTCGTTGATTTGAGCTTGCATTTTTTCAGTTTGTTTTGAATTCTTTTCTGCTTCTGTTTTTGTCTTGCCTATAGTTCCTTCCCACTGCTCTTCAAGATCTTTGGTTACATCAAGCCCCTTGCCTTCGATAAAATCTTTCAATTGCTTGTAACCCTTTTTATGATTGATGCTTTCGCGCGTCAAATTCCTTTCAATTTCTTCCAGTTCGGCAATTCTTGTTTCCGCCTCTTCAACCGTCTTGTAACTGCTCATAATGACTCCTTTTTTTGTTTGAAACCTATTAAGATACCTAAAGAAACCTTGTCTCCTTTAATTTACTTTTTACGACAACGTTACACCGAGATAGCTTTGTAAATACCATGCGCCATTGTATGCGCGCAAAACAACATTGTCGCTTACGGCTGCAAATGTCGCAACGGTAAGCGTTCCACGAAAGGCAGCGGCAACAGTAAGTGTATGTGCAAAGGCAGTTCCAGCCATAACCACCAGTTCTTTGCCGTCATCTGTTCCGGCAGTTGGCAGGGCAAGTGTCATCGCGCGCGCTGCGGTTCCCGTAAGCATAACCTGTCCAGTTTTTTGAGTAATTGCCGTTGCGGTTGTATATGCCGCGCTTGGGGCGCTTGCAAATGCAGCAGTTATTGACGCGTCGCCTATCCACCAGTAACCATTGTATGCAGTTAGCGTAACAGAACTTCCAGCAGCGGCGGCAAAGGTTATGAGCGACGTTCCCCCGCCATTATATCCGCTTGTGCATGTGATTGTATGTGCATACGCAGTTTTGGATAGTATCCGTAACTTTTTCCCGTCATCGCCTGTACCTGGAGCGCCTGCGGTTGGTAAAGCCAATGTCATCGCAAGGGCGCTCGATGCCGTAAGAATAACGAGAGCATTTTTTTCGGCTATAGCACCGCTTGCCGCGTATTCCGTGCAAATGTTATGGGCAACATCAGCAAACAAATCGCTTGTACCGTCACTGTTTCCGTCGAACGAACTTCCTTTTGCTATTATCATAAAACCTCCAAAGTTTATTTTGTAAAATTCTTTATACCGACTTTTCTGTATTTGATACAACTGCGTTTAGCGCTGGATATATATATAATTTTGCGTCAAGAGCGACGGTTGTTCCATGTGTCGAGTCGCCAACTAAATCAAAATCTCCTAACCATTGTCCACCAACTTTAAGATCAGCTAAATACCATATTCCAACAGCGTCGTCGCAAAGATGTACGGCTAAAAGCCCAGCAGATCCTGTTGATAACAACGACGCGCCCTTGCAACGCAAAACAGTATTGCCATTATGAACAGGTACCCAACTATGATTTGCTCCAAGTCCGGCTGTTATTTCAACACCAGTAACGCTTGCGCTTGGTGCGCATATCATATTTAAAGCGTCTTGAGAACTTTTCCACAAAGGCATATTACTATTCCTTGTTAAGTGTTTTTAAAGGAAAAATTTTGAATTCCCCATATATTTGTTTCGTCAATATTGTTGTCTGTTCGTTCCGAATACTGGTTTATATAATTTTTAATCGGTGACCATTCATATTCTTGACTTATAAATGTTCCTAAATATGGTTTGGCAATATTTAACACGAATTCAGTATCTAAATCCTCCGGCCTAACCACTCCGCTCTGAGGATTTTCAAGCGCCCAACATATCCCAGCCGTTAGCCCTATCGCAACCTGTATTGTTGTTGCGTTTTGTAATGGGGCAAGAACTCGCGCATCTTCAATATTTAAAGAAGTTCCGCACCACCAGACATGAGTATCATCATATCCACCCAACATTGCCCCTAATGTATCCGAACCGCTCAGTATGTCGTTTTCGTACATTATTCTTTGTCGCAACGGCTTATAATCATTATCTTTACAATAGTTTTGGCTTGCAAACTCGCGCAATGAAGCCACTGTTGCGTCACTTGGTAAATAGCAATAATAAACAGTCGGTCGATAAGAACCGTCTTCTGTTGTTAAAAATTTACTTATAGTGTATGCTTCACCGTGACGTATAAGACAGCCAACTATTTCATAGCCATCAACAGAAACTTCGCCATCTTTAAGCGGAATTTTTGGATCGGCAGGAACAAACGACCGCATGAACGTATGCATACCCATTTGTGATAAAAAGATTTGATTTTTAGGCCCTTTTTTCGGTACAGTTGCATGCTCAGGAATTTCGTCTTCGTGCGTTCCCCATCCAAGTTCTGCCGGGCTTTTAGCTTCCTCTACAAGGCCAAGTACGCTCCAGGTATTAACAAATTCACCGACCTCTTTAGGCCGTATAAGTATTTGAGTATCTCTTTCGCTGTCAATAACAACCTTAACTCCCAAATCTTTTGCAAGCGTGGCATAATCGTTTCGGTTCGTGGTTTTAGTCCCGACCTTTTGAGATTTTGCAAGGTCAACAAGTCCTTGTTTCATAAAATGAGAAATTAATCCGGGATTTGCTCCCATATCAAGAATCGCAGTAACACCGTCGTTTTCATCCCATGATTGTATTAAAGCGTCAATTTCTTGTTGGCGAGAATACAGGCTTTTTTCGTATGGGGTTCTTTTATCAAAACCGTCTATATAATTCCACTCTTCTACGGATGTGTTTATATAAAAAATTTTATTGTCTTTGCAATATTGTAAAAGTTCCGAACAAGCAATGTCGTAGCAAACATCAATTAAAAAATCACCTTCTTTAAGGTATTTTTTCAGTATGTCTTTAAGGTTTTTTTCAACAATTTGAGTTTGAACAAAAACTATACCTTTTTCCACCCAGTCTTTAAGTACTTCAGACTTGTCAAGCATATCTACAATGGTTATTTTTGAGGGATCAACGTTTATATGTCTTAACAATACAGGCAATGTGCATTCCGCAACTCCTCCAAACCCAAAGAAAACTATATTCCCGGTGAAATCGTATGTCTTTGCAGCAATAGGCGCAGGTTTTGCAACTGGGCGGGGCTCTTTTTCTCCTTCTTGCCCGTTAGGCACAAGAATGACTGCTGCGGAAGACAGGTTGGGCAAATTCGGTTCTTTAACCGTAACGAACTCATCCGCTCCAGCGTCGGCCAGTGCCGCAGCAAAGGCGGACAATGTTCTTTTATCGTCTACTGGAAGTTCTGATATGAGTTTTTTTATGTCCATAATCAAAATAAAAAAGGCCACATCGGCAAACAGTGTTTAATCTGTCTGTCAATGCGGCCTTTTGGGTCGCAAGAAAATATTTTAAAGAATTATACTATTTCACAAATCTTCTTCTACTCTTACCCTGGAAACCTTTCCGCCCTTGTCTGTATAAATATGCACAGCGGCCACTTTTTTGAATCGCTTATAGTCTTGCACTTTGCGCATAGCGTTATCGAAATTTATATCTTTTTCTGTAGTGGTTTCCATAATTTGATATTATAATATATCGTGTCACAATAAAAAGCAAGAACTATTCTTGCGAGCTTGGGAATTCTTTTGACACCTTATGATCTTTCCAATCAAGATCGTCCCACGACCCTTCACTCCCTACAAGTGCCTGTTTTTCATCTTCGCCAAGATTGTCAAATCCTGATTTTGCCCTTTCATCATCATATTTCGGGCTTTCGTCGCCATAAACAGGATCAAGCATACATTGACAATATGGATGAAAGGGGTATTCCGGCAATTCATTTTTAGGGTAGATACCTGCTCCTAACCCATACATGTCCGATTCAGCAAAAAAATCACATATACAGTATCCGTCATGATCCCCGCTTAGCACAACCTGTATTGCATTTGCGTCAGAATCGGCTAAAACAGAGTCTACACGCGCATCGCCATAAGCTCGCGCTGTTTCTGTATGGGCAAGTCTTAAGGCATTAGATCGCGCCTTAACCATAATCGCTCTGTCAATAGTTTTTTCAACAACGCTGTCAGAAGCATTCAGGGAAAGTTCCGAAATGTCTCTGTATGCACGGGCAAGCGCAGACGTGTCGTTTGAACTTTTAAGATTTTCTATTTGTGAATTAGCTTTTGCTATGGATTTTCGATATTTTAAAAAAGCTTCTTTATCACCTGTTAATGCAGAGGCTTGTCTAAACTTAGAAACAAGGTCGTCCATATATTTTGGTAGCTGGGCAGTAGTTATGTCTTTCTTGACAAGATCAACAGCCATTGTATTAATTGTCTGTTGGGTTTTCATTGAATTTTTAATAAGCGATTGTATTTCATCAACCCTTGTCACATCATGAATTTGTTTGCTTAATTCATATTTTCCGACAGAAACAAGATCTTCATAGTATCCGTGAAATGCAACACTTGAAGCTTTATATTCTTCTGCTCCAAGGCCAACCTTGGTAGCTCCAAGCAGCCCCTCAAGAAGAATGTCTCTGTATTGCTGCGGGACATCAAATTCTTCCCAAACATCCGATATAATGCCGTTTACATCTTCAGATCCCGCACCTTGCAATTCGTCTTTAAGCCGTGATGCAATTTTTTTATACAGAGCGGTATATTGCTTTGTAGAAGAATTTATATATTTATCAAGTTCGCTCATATTTTACTTTTGAGGAGTTTTTGATTTTGATAAAATATTAGAAATAATCGACTTAAAGTCTTGTTCAGGCGCACTATTATTCGTCTTAGCATCTGTAGCAACTTTTTTCTCACTTTCCCCAGGAACACCTTCCCCACTTTCGCCTTTTAATGCGGCTTTGTCGCGCAAATCTTGCACGTAACTACTATCTATGCTTCTGTTGATTTGTTCAATACGTTTATTATCATCCACAAAAACAACTTTGACAGCCTCCTTCCAAAGTTCTTTTGTTAAAGCCTCTGGGGGCATTTTGTCAATCAAAGCCATAATTTGTTCTAATCGCTGATTAGAATACGCTTCAATAAATTCTGACCCGAAATCAACTTCAAACGCTACTGTCTGATGTATATAATCAGACAAGGTTTTAGCACACCATAGCTCAAGTTTTTCAGCAGCATACGCAGTTTTTGTCAACAGTGAATTGGTTGCCTGAAAATCCCATTCCTTTGAAACCCCTGAAACCATTGCTGATGTTTGAGCGCGAGTTCCAGACACTCCGAGTTGGTTTGCAGCCTTGTAAATTTTATCTTCGAGCCTGTCTGCGGCCTTAAGCAATACTTCAAGGCAACTGGTAGGAGGCGCAATAAACCCTGGTGCAAACTTGGCATCATTAGGCACCTGTATAGCGTTTGTTGCGCTCATCGCTATTTGTGAAGCATCCATATCTGGAAGGGTTAACGTTGGAAAACAATAAACACAAAGCAACTCAATCCACGACTCCATGTTGTATAAAACAAAGGCCATGTTTGCCAAATCGGCAAGTTTAGGAGTTGGCATATACGTAAGATTATTATTTTTTGAATAGTCAAGAACCGGATAGACAGGCAAATATGTTAATCCATGCAATGCTGATTCGATTATAATTTCTGTAAATTCTTCATATTTAGCCTTATTATGTTTTTCCCAATATATTTCCCACCCCGAAGAGTTCCATCTACGATAATATTGACGTATTGAATATTGACCCTTATGATCAGGATCTTCTATTTTCTCTTCTCGCTCATAAAACGTAATCCATTCTAATTTTCCCCAGTTATTACATCCCCATCTGTAAGCCTCATGAGGCATTTTCTCATAAATGTATGGGAATTTTCTTTGCTGCGTTGCATCCGAAACCGTTGCGGCGCTTGAAGCGTCGGAAAAATTATCCATTACAATAAACGTTATGCCCAACATTCTCGCATGAGTTTGGGCCGTTTCGTTAACATCTTGTAAAGTTGTTCCCGTATTATCGGCATTGTCAATAAATGCTTGCATTATGGCGTTGTCTGTTGTTCGGCTTATTTCTTTTTCAAAAACCGGTTGAACCATTGCGTCTACAACAGCCCTAAATGCGACAACGCTTCTAAGTGAGTATTTTTGCCGCTCTTGATACCATTCTTCACGAGGGAAAAAAATTAAATAACTGTTATCTCTATAGCCATGAGATCCTTCGTACGTATATAAAACCTGTGCGTATGGATTAATATTGTGGATGTCAACATAAGTTTTATCATCACCCTTGCCGGGATTTCTGCCAGAAGACCTATACGGCGTGCCATCCGCTTGAAACAAAACCATACTGCTATTAAGGCGAGAACCGTAAGGCGCAGATTCCGGCATGTGTTGACCCACCAAGCTTCGCGCATCTCCCGCAAAGGCTGACATTGACACTGGACTATTAGGAATGGCAAAATTGTCCATATATTTCCCTTTATGTGTTCAATCTAAAGAAATTATGTTTAATGTACATTATGACACCTAAAAAAGCAACATTTAATTGCTCCCAAGATGTAAAAGTTTAGTTACATGTTTAAGGTATAGCCATCGAAGCGCCTGGGTAATACTATCAACAATGTCATCATGCGCGCCATGATTAAAAACTTTTAACTCTTGCTCTATTTCTTGTACCCAAGGGCAATTTGCTGGAAAATATACATTTCCCGACTCGAAAATAAATGATACGGCATAAGCACGACTTTCTTTTGACTCAAGTGGCTCAATGGGCACCAACCCTGGAATTTCCTTTTTAAGTGTTGCTATAACTGCGCTCCCATTTGCTTTGTCTTCAACAAGCTTTTCTTGACAGTAAGGATATTTACTGTTTACAAGCCTAATCTGTCTAATTGTTTCAACAAAATCCCATTGGCCACGAGCATATCCTAAAAGATAACTGTCGGCTCCAACCTTTCCCCATATTGTGCATACAACAAAATCGCTATCTTTTGTATCTTTAAATGTACAATCCCACGATTGTATAATTCGATCAAACCTCATAGGCATTTGATGATAATATCTAAACCATTGCTGTTTGAAAAGCCCGCCTTCTGTTGGGGCTGGTCGTTGTTGATCCATAGCTTCGTGCAATCGCAAAGAAAGCCCTTTGGATTCTAAATACGATTGTCGCGAATGTTTTTTCTCCCACAGAGACTCTCCTTCTTTGCGCGGGTCAATATAATTTACTATTGATTCTTTAGGATAAAATTTATAATACGAAGAAAGAGGCTCGCACAGTGCAGGAATAATTAATACCCGCCATTTTTCAGGCTCTATTTTGAGAAGCCTTCCGGCTAAATCATCTTCATGCCATCGTGTGCATGTGTAAATTATAAAACTATCATTATGCAAACGCTTTAACAATACAGATATATACCAATTCCATAGTCTTTCCCTATAAACCGGAGAATAGGCTTCAATATAATCCTTAATTGGATCGTCAATTATAGCGCCATCAACGGGATCGCCCGACAAACCTCCGCCTATGCCAACACTTTTTAGTCTTCCCCTATAGCCCACGACCTCATATTCGTCGGCTGCTCGTTTCCATTTGCCCGTACCAGACCGCGCGTTCGTGCCAGCAAGCGTGGTGTTCGGAAAAACTTCGCGATAAGAGGGCGAGTCGATTATGTTTTGAATTTCTCTATGATATTGCTCTGCCTTAGTTGCTGAATAGCAACATAGCGCAAGTTTTAAATTTGGGTTTTTTCCATGAGCATAAGAAATTAATCGGCGGGTCGTATGTTCGGTTTTTCCATTTTGCGCGGCGGTAAAAACCATAAGCCTTTTAGATTCCCCACTTATTATCTTGTCAGCTTCGTTGCAAATTATTTTATGAAACCATTGCGGGGTATATGTTGACATTGTATGTTGTGTAAAGTCAAGGAGGGTTTTCTGTGCAAGATAGACACGCCCCTGCTTATAATATTCAGCAACAACAGCGTTATTAATCTGGTTGCTGGATGCTATCGGGGAGCATGGCTTTTTCGATAGTGTCGAGACTATTGCGCAGGTCATCAGGGTTTACCTTATCATAATTAAACAGCCTTATAGGGTTTTCCTTTTGTCCACCAAGGTCAATATCCTGTTTCGGCTTTCCGTCCGTGTATGCAAGTATCTCAAGGATTGTTTTCGGGTCTCCGTCATGCCCAACCATTACGAGTCTTTTCATTAACCCCGTGCCCTGATCCATGTTGTCAATATCTTCGTCTGGGTAATGTTTTTTTAAATTTTTTTTAACGTCTTCAGGAATTCCCTTTTCTAATTCTTTTAATAAATCTTTAAGTAAACTCCGTTTTGCTTTCGCGACCGTGTTGGGCTGGCCGGCAGGGTGTCCGGGGGAATGAACTTCACCGGGCTTAAATTGATGCTCAACAGGGGGCTTGCAGTACCCTACTGATCCCTTATTCTTCCCATTTTCGGGCATTTTGCCCGAATTCGGGCATTCTTGGGTATTATCGGGCATATTTTCTATGTTTTCCATGGCTTTATTAATATATCATGGCGGGAAGAAAGTCAAGAAAATTGTTTTTAGTTTTTTATCAACATTTCAAAAAGTTCGTATGAAACTGTTGTTGTACATTCCTGTCCATAGTCGTCCATCCAAGCAAGTACAACATCTGGATATTTAAAAAATCTACAATCCACCACCATGTTCTTAACAATTGTGGTTTTACCCAAATATATTATTTTTTTCCCAACTGAGTCTTTGATTCTTTGAATTTGTTTTTGGCACGATTCATTTATTTTTTTATTCATGTCAAATATTAATTTTTCAACAGCCTCAGAATTTGACTTTTGATTAGTTTTGTTTTTTTTAAAAATCATTTAACTCTCCTTTTATAGTTTACCGACTTATATTTTTCCTTTTCGATTTTAACCGCAGCCAAATATACGTTTGCAATAATTGCTATAGCCTCTTTTTCTGCAAACTTTTTCAGAAATAACATTTTAAATATTCCTATTTTGTATTTGCTTATTTTTAATTTTATAATCAACGATGTAAGCAAAAAATACAATTTTAATTTACTTTTTAATTTCATAAATCCTCATATTATGCAAGTTATTTTTTTAAATATTTATTTTCTGTATTTATTTTCTGTATTTTTTTTGAAAGCCATTTTATTGATGCCATAGACGCACTTGATCCGTGCGCAATCAACCATGGCATAATCACGCCACGTAACTTTTCTGCATAATCATGATCGTATTTTTTTTCTGCCTTTTTGTTTTGCATTAATATTTTATGCAGCTCAAACGATGCAACGGCAGCAGCGTTGTAAGAAATACGGTTCACAATCTTGAAATCAAGTTTATTTATTTTACAATCATCCCAGACCGCCGCTTCTATTTCGGCAAAAAATTCAGGATATTTTTTCCGCAGTTCGGATGTTTTCATTCTTCAAATTTCCTTCCATAAAATCATATCCGGGGCGTTAAAATAGTTAAGTCAAAAATGGACGTTGATTAAATTTATATTCTAAATAAGATTCACGACTTTCAAAACGTGGAGCCTTCCAGTCTTTACCTTTTACAGCATTCTCGTAATCAGGTTTAAATATTTTTTTACCATAAAGCAATTTAACCCATCCACGAGGCATTCTATCCATTGTATTATTTATACCCAACCATTTTAAAGTTTCTTTTGTAAATCCACCCTCCACAACTACTACTGATAATGCTACCACAAAAACCTCCTAGTTAAAATGTTTAAAACAATCTGCTATAAAATATAATCAAATTTATGTAAATTATACGAATTATTTTATCAATATTTGATATTCCGTTCGTCAACAACTACAAAATATTTTCACTTTTCTTCATTATTTTCTGGACCGCACAACGCTTATAACTCATTGATTTATATAGCTATTTGTTTAAAAGGTATCTATTACATATATATATAGTAAAAAATCACGTAAAAATAAAATAAATATCTTGCACAATTACACGATATATGTTATTTTATATGTATCGATCAGACAGCAGATCAAAAACAATAAACCAGGAGGATCAGAATGAAAAAACTCACAATCGAAGAAAAAAATTTCCCGGCAATTCAGGCCGAACTCGACGCGGCCTACGGCAAAATCGAAAAAACAGTATCCGTAAAAGACCTTGTTTCTGCGTGTCGTAACGATTTTCCACTGCGACTCATGGCTGGGGCGGTACGTACTATCACGGCCGAAGAAAGCCTTGCAAAAGCATACAAATACAAAAAAGAAATTGGCGTCGCAAAAATTCAACATGATGGCAAAAAATGGTTTTTTGTAACTGCATATCGCGACTATTGTTATGCGGGTCAGAGTGTTGGCGGTATAGAAACAGTCTATCCGGAGCTCTCAAAAACAGAAATAGTTGACACTTTGCTAAAATATAAAAACATATCGTTTAGATAAAAACGCAGAGAGCAGCCCTTCGGGGCTGTAATGCGGCGGCGGCGGTCTCAAATCCAGGCAAACAAAACAATTAAATCAGGAGGAAAATAAAATGTACAACGACTCAATCAGCGAGAGCAGAACACACAGAATCTATGACGCGGGGATTCAATTTCTAAAATCGGCAACTACGGAACAGGTAAACCGCGAGCTGGGCATATCGCTGGATTTATCCTGTGCAGGATATGTCTGGGAGGACGCGCAAAAAAAACCGGAACTTCGCGGTGCACAGCACTATTTTTCGACAGCTGAGCTGTACAATGAATTTCCGGTTGTTAGGAATTTCATCGAAAAAAATGTACATTATGCATGCCAATGCCCACAAATTTCTAACTCAAAAATTTTTGAAATTGCAAAAAATAATTTTAACAGTATATTTTATTTTCCAACTCCATGGCCGAGTTTGGCTGAACGGTTGACAATTGAACAAATGATAGAGCTGGGATGTCCGGATAATTATTTACCGGACGACTGTTTCCCTTATAAAAAATTATCTGATAATGAAATTTTTGCCGCAGTCCCAGACATTGAAAATCTCACGGGACATAGAACAGTGACGGCGTTATCAGTAATACGGTCAATGCGCAACCCGGCCCCATTACTATCTAAACTGCACGTAATTTATCGCACGTCGTGGAGAGCGACAACAACTGATATAAAAATAGGACAAACAAACGGGCGGGGCGGATATTGCAAATCAGCCTGCTTTTTATCGTGGAAATAACCCCCAGCATGGGGCGAAACCACTGTAGATATTTTAAACAATCAAACCAAAAGGAAAAAAATGTTTTGCAAAAAATGTATGAAAGAAAAAAACGAAACAGATTTTAACAATAATAACAAATCTACCTGTAAAAATTGTTTAAAAATCCGCAGTCGGGAACGTTATCATAACAACCCGACCGCGCATTGTGCTGAGGTAAAAAAATGGAGAGATGCCAACAAGGATAAATACGCAAAATATCAAAAAAATTACCGAGAAAAAGACCCGGCAGCTTATGCGGCATATCATAGGCTCCGGCAAGCCATAATCCAATTAATAAAATTGGAAAAAAAAATTGAAGAAACTTGGGAAATTATTGAAAACAAAGGATACAAAAAAAATGCGTGAAATAATCTGGTCGGCAGCGGTGGCAGTAACAACAATTTTAATTTGTATTTTCGGAAAATAATAACTCAAAAAGAAAGAAGGGAAAAATGATTAAAGAAATTTACAAATTGTACAACGATTCCAATTGCGAAAATTACGCTGGGTTTGTAGCGTATGACAAGAAGGGGCGGTGTGTGGCCGCTCAAGATTGCGACGTTGGATGTAACAATCCATACGACGATACACAAACCCAGTGTGCGTCCTGCAATCCGATATTTGGAGGCCATCCAGCGGCCTCAAGCTATATCGATAAAAATGGTATAATGTATGGAAAAAAACATTATACATTAACAGATCGAAATGATGATCCGTACCTCCATGGCTGTTTTTATTTAAAGCCGGGAGAAGAAAGATGTCATTGGAGTTACGGCGCGGAAAAATTCACGAAAGAAGAAACAATTAAAAAATTCCATTGCGAAAGAAAAAATATATCAAATCCGGAAAAATACGGATTCTTTATTAATGGCAGAAATAATTTTCTTACCGGCGGCACCAACCAAGTGATACAAAAACAATTTCGTATCACTAAAATTTTGAAAAAAATCTTGCATATCTTTGCATAACAACTACAAATCAAAGCATGGGTAAAATCACTGTAGATATTTCAAAAAAAGAAAAGGAAGAAAATCATGAAACTCATTGACGCAAACAAAATCATAGCCGCCGCCATCATCCTGCTGCTGGGAGTACTGGCGGGGTTGCACGCGCAGGACAATCTCGCTGCATATCAGGCGGCTACGGACTCAATTCTGGCCGCTCCAGCTCAGGCAAAAAACGACTCAATCAAAGCAATTCATGAGTCTGATTCAATCCGCGCCGCTTTTGCGGCTCAAAAGGAGACGTGGGAGCATCGAGATTTAACGAGCGCAGATCATCGGACGTTAGACAGCCTCGACGCATTGATCTGCGTTTTAAACCGCGTCTGGTTGCGCCGGGAGCGCTATAACGATGCGCGCAATATCCCTGATCGCATTGCCGCGCTCAAATTTTATTATGCAAAATCGGTGATTTCGGCATCCGAAGCGGAAATAATGGCGCTAAATTTACAAAAACAAAAAACTCTTGAGCAGCAAGGCACACAATATCTGATAGAGCATCAAGCCGGAAAAGAGCGATTGGCAGCGGCTGCACATCTCAAAAAAGTGCAGGCAGAACTATCTCAGATAAGCGACTATCTTTTATCAATCAACTATCAACCGCCCCGCATCGAGCAGGGCAAGAAAGCGGAGATAAAATGAAAAATAATTTATTAGAAATTGGAGACGAACTATATGTTGATAATAGTTTGTTAATATGTACCGTTACAAGAGTAACACTCAATCATGCAATCCTGCACAACGGAATGAGAGTTTACCGAGAATGTTTACACTATACAACTATAGTTGGGTCACGCGCTTGGAATAAAACCATTTATAAACTTATAACCCCTGAAAATCGAGAGGATATTTTAAAAAAAATATCACGGCAAAAAATCAATTGTAAAATTTATTCTTGGGGGTGCATGAACTTATCAGAATCAATACGTCGCCTCACCGATTCACAAGCTGAAAGAATAGTCGAGATTCTTCTGGATAAAAAACCATGAAAACTATCATATTTGTCATTCTGTTGTTATGCAAAATTCAAGCCGAATCGCTATTACTCCCGGCAGTCCTAACCTCCACGTTCGAGGGCGGAATAATCCCAGGCCACGAAGTTTCACTCTATGAGATCCCGGACGAACAACAAGAACTCAACGTCAAGCGGTCGTTTTATACCGATATGGAGTTCAACCTTGACTTTGGAAAATTGCTATATGTGTCAGGCGGCATGACGGCGTATGAATGGGGTATGAAAAAAATCTCTGCGAGCTACTACCCATTTCGCATGGATTTTCTCTTCGGAACCGGTATACATCTGGGAGCGGTGACGCTTGGATACGCTCATGGCTGTTTTCATCCGGTAATGCCCAACGTGGCAATTGCCTATCAGGGTAAAATCGACGCAGGACAAGATCGTATTTTTATAAAGGCCGAAATTTCAAAGAAATTATTTTAACCCTATAGCCCCCCCCAGAGGGGTATTTTTCACTGTAAATATTTTAAAAAAGAAAAGAGGATAAAACATGCGCAACGTAAACTTTTCAACTGTCAGTCTGCCAAGGAAATTTATTGACAAAATAAAAGAGGCGGTTAAAAATCAACCTCCTGAAGAATATGGAAAGAAGCAAACCGTGTCTGGATTAATCCAGAAAATTGTATCGGACTATCTCAAAAAGAAAGGTAAATGACATGGGAAAAATATTCCGTCTAAAAGATCTTGAAGAGGAAGAAAACGAACCTCCGGCAATCGACTGGATGGACTTTGCAGAAAGAAGCGCACATGCTCCAATGCGACTACGGCGCGAGAAAGCCGAAGATCCAGAGCGGGAGGAAAAACAGGAAAAAAGGCGTCTGCAAAAAATTGCTTATATGGCGAAATACCGAGAGCAGCACCCGTATCAAAAATCTATAAGGGAGGTATAAATTATGAAATTGTATAAACGAAACCGCAAAAGAAGAAATCTGAAAAGTAAGAGAAAAAGAGAGGTTAAAAGAATCAAAAAACAGAACGAGATTGAAAATGTGCATTGGTGGAGATGTTGGTTAAAAAGAAAAATAGAGGTATAAATGTTGACAGTTCTATAGAGTGCAACAGATAGAGCGTATTGCGTCGTTGCGCGACAAACAGCAATATAAGCCGATTGGGTTTGTATTACAGTGCTCGTGGTGTAAACGAGTAAAAGTTTCGCCGTCGCGCTGGGTGCGAATCCCGATTGAATACGGGCGCGCAGTGTCTCATGAAATTTGTCCAGAGTGTTCCGAAAAAGCAAAGAAAGAAGGGAAAAAATGACAACAACCAGAATCTTATACACCTTAGAAGATTTGAAAAAACTTGTTGCGAAAGAGGAAAAAACCTTATACGGTAGTGTCGAAAATTTTCTTGAAGGCTCAATTGCCAAGCATGAAGGTGAACACGTTCCCATTGATGATGAAACATATATTTTATACGTAGATAAATAAATAAATCTTAACAGAAAGATAATTATGAAAGGCTCTCTTATCGAAATAAAAAGACTTTCGGGAAATTGTTTTGACAGGCGCAAAAGGTTTAGACAGCTTGTACGCTATCATAAAAATTTAAACGTAGTACTGATCACTCCGCTTAAATGCTTCAAAGGAATAAAATATTTTGAAGCTAACAAATCACGTAGTTGGGCTGTTTTTAGCCATAAATAAAAAAACCTTACACACTTTGTTTTTTTGATGTATATTATGGGTATGCTGATCTTCCAAAATAAAAATAGATAATTTAACGCCGGAAAAAACGTTTCCCAAAACGTTCCTGATATGTAGTCATCAGCAGCTCCATATCAGGCCGGTTTTATTTTAGGTAAAATATGACTCGTGAAGAAAAAGCCCAGTATTGTATTGATAATCCAAAAAAAACACCAGCATTCCAATTTTATCCTGATAACTGGTGGGGGTCTCGACATGTGGCTGCAATGGACATAGAGCAACGCGGAATTCATGCTTGCCTTCTTTTTTCTGCTTGGTTAGAAGATAATTGCGGAATTCCTGAAAATGAAATTTGTTTGACCGCCAGAATTTCAGAAGATAAAAAAAATATCGCTTTAATCGTATTAAATTCATGTTGGTTTTTATATAATAATTTTTGGTTTAACGAACGTTTACTAAATGAGAAAATAAAACAGATTGAATTATCAATTATCAGAAAAACTTCCGGAGATCAAGGTGGAAGGCCTTCAAAATCAAAAACTTACAAAGGAAAACCAATTGGTTATCAAATGGATAGCAAACAGAAAGCAAAAATAACCAAATCTGAAGATGAAATAGAAATAGAAAAAGAAGATGAAAATACAAATGAATCTGAAATTAATTCTTCTTTGCCAAATTCTTGGAAAACAAAATTCTGGGAATATAAAAAACTGGTAATTATTGCATACCGAGAGATAATAAACACACCGGAAACACTCAAAAGAATGCAAGAACTCAATCCAGGAATAGATATCCCGTTGTCCTTGCAAAAATCTATTTATCAGTTTTGGGGGCGGAAAGCCGGTTGGGAAAACAAGAAGAAAGCAGCGCGCGGAAAACCGGATTATGAACCGGACATGAAAATGACTCTGATAAAAAATCTTGATAAAAATAAGGTGTGGATGCCGAAACAACAACCGCAAAAATTTGGGCGACAAGAAATTTCTAACGAGGTTTTATTTCAACAAGCACAAAATTTCCTTGAAAGGCATAAAAATGAACCGGAATGAGTTTGTCACTGCAATGATTCCTCTGCAAAAATATTTTGGGAAAAATCTTGAACCGGAGGTTTTTGAACTGTATTGGATGCGTTTAGGGAAAATTACCGTAGAAATTTTTAACAAAATGACAGCAAATTTAATTGATACATACCGATCAACAAGTCAAAATCCATTTCCTTTAATCTCCGATTTCCTTTCCGCCGTAGGACTTTCAGGAGAAAATCGCGCTCAAGCCGCCGTAACTGCTGTAAAAAATGCGGTCGAGAAATGGGGGGCTTGGTATAGTGTAGATTTTGGAGACCCTGCCCTACATGCAGTTATAAATCGTTTTGGGGGGTGGCCAGAAATTTGTTCATGGGGAAATTCCGGGCAATGGCAATATAATGAGAAAAAATTTATAGATGCTTATGAATCGGCGGTGTCTTGTGGAGAAAGTTCGAGCCCAGTAGAGGGAAATTTTGAAATAGGAAATCGTGATAAAGATCAGACAATTTGGAATCAAACAATGAAAATATCATACAACAGGGCTATTGAGCCTAAAAAAATACCATGGATTGGATCTGATTTTTCTATACAAATTGAATATAAAAAACAAAACCAAAAATTAATTACAAAAGAACCTCAAAATATTAAAGATATTTTAAACATTTAGGAGAATAACAAAATGAGTTATAAACCGTCCAATGGAGTAAAAAAGTTTCTTAAAAAAATCCTTTACAACAAGCGTAAGACAGATTTAGAAACGTATGAAGCCATAGCGGCTATTATTGACAAAAACTTTCTGGACTGGCCGGAAGAGTGTGAGTATTTGAAACAGGAAATATCAAAAATGTACGGAATAACGAGAAGGAGAAATAATGAATTTAAAACCAAGAATAGTAACTTTTTGGGGTAAAAAAAGAAAAATAACCCCAGTATTGCTGGATAAAAAATTTGGGGATGGGAAAAAACTTATTTATTTATCAACAATGAACTCGCGACCTGATTATTATTTAGTCAGAGTTGATTCCAAAACAGATTCAGTAAGTGACAATGATGATTTTGAAAATCTTTTAGATGAAATTTTTGAAGAAATAAGAGACAAATATGGGCCTTACGATGATGACGAAGAAATAATTTTTCCTGCCTTGGATACTGAAGGCGGTTACAATTGGGACGAAGTTGACGAAGATGATGAAGATAGAATTGAAATAGAAGAAATACTTAAAAAGCGAGGTGGAAAATGAGAGATCTTAAATTTCGTGCTTATAACAAAGAAACAGGAGAATGGGTACATCGCGAAGGATGTGACATTCTCGGCGAAATGATACTCCTTGGCGGCTGGATGGAAGATGTTGAACTTAAAGACCTGGAAGATATTGACGTAATGCAATACACTGGCCTTAAAGACAAAAATGGAAATGAAATTTACGAGGGCGATATTATTTCTAAACTGTTTTCTGACGGTAGTAAATGTACAAAACTTGTAAAATTTTATCAACCAAAGTGTTGTTTTTGTATTGCAAATGTTTTAGATTTAAAGTTTGAAAAAATGTGGGAAATATGGGGCAATTTACAAGAAAATTATTTAAACGAATTCCATTTTGAAGTAATCGGAAATATCTACGATAACCCTGAATTGATGAAAGGATAATGTCATGACTAAACGTCCGTGTCCGAATAGAAACCACTGCACGAATTTTGACCCATGCGTTTACAATGATAAACAGCGCAAGGGAATTTTTTGTCCGTTTATCGACGAAAAAGAGACAGAAAGGAAGAAAAAGAAATGCAAATAATTTACGAGCCGAAAGGCGCAGCGTTAGAATACGCGCCGCTGGCATGCAATCTGTACACTACATGCCCGCACGGGTGTCAATATTGCTATTGCCCCGGAATACTACGAATGAAGACGGAGGATTTTTTTCAACCGGCAAAAGCAAAGACAAACGCTATTGAGCGCCTGATACACGACTGCACGTTGCTGCACGCCCGAAATGATGAGAGAACAATTTTTCTATCGTTTGTCGGGGATGTATACGCGCGCGAATTTGCTACTCCGGAAGATAATATCACGCGCAAAGCATTGGGAGTTCTGGCTGCAACCGGCCGGGATGTAAAAATCCTTACTAAAAATCCCGGTGCGGCCATAGATGATTTTGACATTATTAGGCGCAATAACTGGACGTTGGGAGCAACTTTTGATGGACACAATTATCTATCAATTTTAAAGTATTTAAGAATAGCGAAAAGATATATAATAAAAACATGGGTAAGCATGGAACCTATTATTAACATTAAGGAATGTAAAGAGGCAATTGTCTGCTATGAAAACGATATTGACTTTTGGTCGTTTGGCAGATTGTCCGGTAAAAAGGACGGATACTGCGCGGACGATTTTAGGGCGTTTAAAAAATTTGTCAACAGTATTTTACCCGTTGAAAAAGTTCAGTGGAAAAAATCTCTAAGGGAGTTTTAAAATGAAAATAAAAATAACTAAATTGTCAAATTATAGTTGTTGGTATAAAGATTTAATCGGTCACGTTTTTAATGCTGACGCTTTTAAGGACGGGGGAGCGTTTTATATAGTTGACAAAAATAAAAAATATAATAACAAAATAATATTTGTTGACTGTTGCGAAATTATCAAAGAAGACCCTATTCAAGAGCAAGAAAAAACAATACCCTGCAAGGATTTTCTTCCCGGATCAAAAATATGTCCTCCGGGATTTGGTTTTACTTGCGGAAAAAGATCATGCCTATTAACGGCTAAACATTAAAAGAAAGTGAGGGTTGCATGTGTGATATTATACTAATTGACGAGGTCGAAGAGGATATAGATACTCCTCGAAAATTAGTTCCTTATTGTAAAAAACTTGCCCTGTATGAAGGAAGCTTTAGCCTTGTGCTTGACAACTGTTTATGTCAAATTAACATTGAAGAAACAGCAAAAATTAATGGATACACATGTACTCTTGATGGAATGTTGTACGAATGGAAAAAAACTATACCCAAAATTGAAAAGAAAGTAGGTGAATAATGTACGTGAAGGAGTTAAGGGTAAAAATAGTATCAGTGAGCAAACCGGATTATTGGTATGCCGATAAAATAGGTAAAGAATTCGACGTGGAAGAGGTGCCCGGCCTGATGGACGAGTATTTCTGTCCATCGGCAAACGGATATATCGAAAAAACTGACTGTGTAATTATTTGAAGGATGGTGAAAAAATGTATATAGAAGTTGAAGATACATGGGAAGCATTAAAGGCTTGCAAGGCTATTGCAGTTTACAGAATTGAAAAAAAATGCACCTGTGACCCTGATTGCGGATATTTTTGTCCAAGATGCAAAAGATTAAAAGACACCATGGATGATGACGGCCATCCCTATACAACATTTCTTGATAGATATAGGAATTTAATTTATAAAAAAAGAGTTAAGAAATAATTGTATAACTATTTAGTCAATTGACAAAATAATTCGTATAGTTGACAAAAAATGTAGTATATTTAATAGCATGGACGTGAGAAATCCCAACGAGAACAACAATCAATCTACGCCGCGCGAACTTAGATGCTCCGGCCTACTCTCACGTCCGCAAGGACTCTGGGCAAGCGCGGCGGTTTTATTTAAAACAAGGGAAAACAATGAAAATAATTATCGATCTTGTTGACGGAACAACAAAAACTGATGCTGAATCTATTGCTCAAAATATTTACAAACATTATGATTTGGTAGATAATGCTGAAGTTAAAGAAAATGAATCTCAAAACATTAGATCAGATATTTCTAAAGACAAAGAAAAAAATACACAAAAATTAAAGGACAAAATTTCTAAAATTGCATCCGAAATGGAAAGTTATATTATGAATTATCCCATGGCTGAATTTGCAAAAAGATTAAGAGAATTATCAGTCGAGGAAGATAAGTGATATACACCGGCAAACTAAAAATTCTCATCGTAAACCCTTCTGGCCACGAACATAGCACCGAAATGGCAGTCTCTCAGTATGAACAGTCAGTTATTGAAAAACTGGCCGAACAGTTGGAAGAGACGCGACGAGAGGGTGAACCGTGGATAGAGTTGCAAGCTGTATAATTAACAAAAGGAGCGGGAAAAAATGTGGAATAAAATAAAAGATGTTGAACCGGAAGAGGGACAGCAAGTTTTAGGAATCTCTTTTGACAATGAAATAGTTTTGGGCTTCTGGAATTCGTCCGAAAATTGCCTTACTCAATATTCGGACGAAGGTGATGGATATAAATGGGCATTTACGCAGTGGATGCCTATACCGGCATTACCAACAGCAAAATAATTTTAACAAAAGAGAAAGGAAATTATGAAAATTGATTCTGCAAAGTTTAAAAATTTTGGGCCGGTAGAAAATCTTGAAATAAAATTTCATGACACGGTTACGCGACTTGTAGGTCGCAACGGCAGCGGGAAAACAACTGTGGGGCTTAAGGGGTTTATGTCTTGTGTTAACGGGATTGCCGAAAGCTCCAGTGGAGGAAAATTGCCGGGAGAGCGATTCCGTTTTATCGGCAAAAACGGAAAAAGCGCAGATGTAGAATACGGTTTTATTGACGAGGCCACAGGACAAAAATTCTGGATAAAAAACCACATTACCGAAGCGTCAAACAAAATTACGTTTCGAGGCGAAGGCGATTCTCTGGTAAATGAGGCATGGCTTAAGGTTTTTTTAGACACAGCCCTTATGAGTGCAAAAGCTTTTACCGCGCTTTCGGGCATAGACCAGGCGCGGGCAATTGGAATTGATACGTCAAGTTTTGACTTGAAAATTAAAGAATACAAAAGCGAATTTACGCTTCTAAACAGAGAATTAAAGGCTTTTGGAATTCTTACCGAACCTGAAAAGGGAGAGCTTGTTGACATAAACTTACTACTCGCTCAAAAGAAAGAAATAAAGGACAAGCTTAACAATATCTATTTTGCCAACAAAAAGAAAAATCAAGAGGCGCGCAACGCGCATCTCAAGATCGTTGAAAAATTACGCACGGATACTGAAATTTTTCAAAATCAACAAACGCAAAACCGCATAAATATTACAAAAGCAAGCGAATGTGATTGCGCTTTAAAACAACTCGGATATACCGGCGACGAGGTTATGAAATTTATTAAGGCAATGCCACAACCACAACCGATGTCAGCCCAAGAAGCTCCCAAATTGGTTCTTATCGAAGAAATGCCGAACGATTCTGAAATTGTTGCGATAGATCAACAAATTGCCGGGGCCGAAAAAAATAATTTTAAATTGTCAATATACAGGGAATATTTAAAAAATCTTGTTGCTAAACAGGCAAAAGAAAAAGAAATAGCTGACAACAAGGCAAAGCAGGATGAAGAAATTAAGGCGCGCGAAGCCTATATTAAACAAAGCAGTTTCCAATTTGCTGGCTTAGGCACGGATTCAGAAGGCGGCTTGCTACTTAATAATAGACCGATAAACAGCTCTTATTTTTCGGCGGGTGAGCTTGAGTTGGTTGTTGCAAAACTTCATCTTGCGCAAAACCCTGTTTTTAAAGTCCGTTTTATTGATGATTTCGATTTGATTGATGACGAAAACCAGGAAAAGATTTTAACTGAATTACTTGCCGCCGGATTCCAGGTAATTACGGCAGAGGTTGGAGAAAAATCTGATAAGGAAAATGTGATTGTATTGCGTGAGTGCGCAATTGCAAACGATGAAGACGCAAAGCCATCTTTAATTTAAGGAGAAATAAATGAAAAACGGACTTGATATTGAGACAATTCCAAACGAGTCAATGGTTGCTGTTCTGCCAGAACCGGAAGTAAAACTGGGAAATATAAAAGACGCTGCAAAAATTGAGGAAAAAATCAAAGAGGTAAAACAAAAACAAATTGCAGACATGGCGCTTTCTCCGCTTACAGGAAGGATATGCTCCTTTGCAATGTACGGAGAATCAGAAAACTTCTTTCAGGCCATTCCCGAAATTTCAGATTCTGCCGAAATTGAACTCATTACCAGTATTTTAAATAAATTAGTAATCGGCAATGCTGAGGGAAGTAATATTATTATTACGTGGAACGGTAACGACTTTGATTTTCCTTATATTTACAAGAGGGCATGTATCTTAAAAATACCGTTGCCGAATTATTGTCCAGGCCTTAGGTACTGGATTAAAAAATATGATAATTTAGTCCATCATGACATTATGATGGAGCTTTGCAACTGGAACAAAGCAGATAGAGACAACCTTGACTTTGTCGGCAAGGTAATTTTAGGCGAAGGCAAAACCAAACGTGATTATTCTGAGTATGTAAATCTTATAAAAACTGGTCAAGGTAATCAAATTGGTCTTGATAATTTAAACGACGCCGAACACACTTATAAAATATTTAAAACTTTTGAACCATATCTTTTTTAAGGAGAAGTCATGAACGAAAATTTAAAAAGTGCCCTTAATCTTGTACAGTTTATGGGGGGAGAAAAGAACTTAAAAGCATACGAAGGCGCGGTCAAGCAGGTTGTTCCGTCGCGTCTAAAAGCCGAGGTGAACCAGTATTGGGCAATGTACTCACAAATATTAAAAGGGTTTATAAATAACCCTAAAGTAACTGACAAAAAGACTATTATAAAATGTCTTTTTAATGCTCCAAAACTCGGCCTTAATCCAGATCCGATTTTCGGGCAAATCTATTTCATTCCATACAACGGCAAGTTGACTTATCAGATAGGATACAAAGGATATGTGGTTCTTGCCTGTGATGCTGGATTCCGCGTTCGGGCAAATTTAGTTTACGAAAAAGATGTTGAATTAGGAGGATGGAAATATTATGAAGATGAAAAAGGGCAACATTATTATTTTGAGCCTGCCTTAAAAGAAAAAGATCGTGGAAAACTGATCTGCGCTTATTCTTGTTTTTCTGATAGTAATGGTATAGAGCAAATACACGTAATGGACGCGTATCATATCAACGACATTGAAAAACTTGTTCTTGCCAGAATGGGACAATCTGATACGCCTTGGAAAAATCCATTATTTAAACCGGAAATGCAGAAAAAAACCTGCATTCGGAGGCATCAAAAAACAGAGCCAATAAGTTATCAAATGGCAAAAGTTGTTGACCATGAAGAAACAAACGAGCGTGGGGATGTTGTGACAGATGAATTTGAGGAACTTTCTGGGGTTGATGAAAGTAATATAGGCGATATTTCTACCGAAGACGGGAAAAAATTAAATGCTGAGCTGGATGCAATGGCGGCAGAAGAATCAAGACAACAGGCGTTGCCATTTAAATAACCGGCCAGTTTTAAGAAGGAGAAATTCTAATGCCATTTGTATACAAATGCGATTGTTGCGGACAGACAACAGAAAAACAGGCCGTACTCTGCCCAGAGTGCGTAAAAAAAACCACGATAGGTTCGGCAATTTTATTTGCCACGCTGTATATGGATCAAAATAACGGTTCATTTAATTCTTATGTAGCAATGGGAGATTTTATTGACTGGTTGCAAGCGAAAGAAAGAAAGGAAGTCTAATGGATAATATACTTGACGAACTTACAATACAATCCAAGGCTGAAATAGGGCTGATAACGGTCATGGCGGCAGGGCTGAGTATGATTGAGGATGCAATGAAAAGCGTGGCCGTTCCGAGAGAATTAACAGGCCTTAACGAACAACTTCACGCAGACGCCTACGTCGAGTATGTAGACGAATAGAATGAGGAGGAATAAAATGATAGTAGCAGTATCGTTGGTAATGAAAAAAAACGACGCAATACATGCCCGATTGGCAATAGTAAATGATTGCAAAAGCACTAATGACGCTGTTGGTATTTCAGTAACTCGTGCACTGAAAGAAGAAAATGACCATTGTTTAGCATCTGTTTGCGCAACAGAAATTGTCCCAGAGCTGATTAAAAACGAAGACAAGCAAACCGAAATTCATTCAAATAAAACCTGCGACTATTGCGTTGAAAGAACGTTTTGCGGAAACAAGCCGAGCCTGAAATGTTTTGAAGGTATTAGTGTTCTTATTAAGTAAAGGAAATAAAATAAATGAAAATTTTTTGTGCAGATAGATTTGATGCAGAAGTTGTTGAGGTTGAATGCGAGAAAAAAACCGATTCTTATGTATGGATTAACGGACGTCGTAATTCTAAAGTTTCTGATTATCGTAGTTATTATGATACGGAAATCGAAGCTTGGCTTCATTTACACAAGACATATACAATCAGCGTTTCTGTTCGTACTAAAGAATTAGAAAAATCTTTATTGTTAATAAAAAAATGCGAAGATGCCATTGCGATTGAAAACAGCAAGGCAAGGAAATGAATAAAAAATTTTTAACTGCAAACAGTCTTGTTCCGGACAATGAAGTATGGGTATCTCCTAAAACGTTTAATAATTCATTTTCTATAAAACAGGCTGTTTGCACATGCCCAGAGGCTATATGTATATACAGGCACTCTAACGATGCTAAAAGATGTTCAGATAAGACTGATATATGTAAATACAAACAGTATCAGATGGAAATAAAAAATGAGAAATAACAAAGCCACAAAAGTCCCTGATTATCTTTGGCAGGCCTATGGTTTGCCTGTACCAAAAAGGGAATTTAAATTCTATCCTACTCGTAAATGGCGCTTTGACTTTGCATGGCCGGACAAGTTGCTTGCGGTTGAACTGGAGGGCGCTGTATGGGTACAAGGCAGACATACGCGCGGAACCGGATATACCGATGACATGGAAAAATACAATGCGGCAATTGAGCTGGAATGGCGCGTATTGCGGTATCCGGTATGCAAGGGAACAATTGATGCCAAATATTTTGTACAGATAAGAACAGTTTTTAACAATTAAAAAGGAGAAAGAAAATGTTAAATCTTAATGTTTATGATGAAAAAATTGAGACTCCAGTTATAAATCTAAGGCTTATTAAAAGGGATTCTGGCAGCGTTGCTCTTTGCTGTGTAAATGCCAACGGAATGGAATTAGATCAAGGGATATTGTTGACAATTAATACCAACGGGACAATAATGCGGCATGGCGGCGTAAGCGACAAATTAGGATTTAAATTTACAGATAAATATCGAGCCTCAGTTATGATAGAAAATTAACAAAAAGGAAAATCATGACAACAAAAGCTACAACAAAATCAACAGTGAACCCGGAAGAACTTCCCCCAAAAGATGATAGCCGGAGAATAACGGTATGGTTATACATCCGCAACGATTGCGGCAAAAATAAATATGGCGTAAGAACCAATGGAGCATGGTTAGAAAATGAACTTGTTCATCAAAACAAGCTCCCGTGCAATTCCGATAAAAAGTACAGAATATTCTATCGAGTGTTAAACGGCCAAAAGCAGGGGGCTATATTTTTATGTTGACGCATGAAAACCTACTTAAACAGTTTTTTTGGTTAACTGGTTGTAAATCTATCACTCACAATTCGGCTTGTATGAGATTGTTAGACACACATATTCACCGAACAATAAAAGCCCTTGAGGTCGACGGCTGGAAGTTCAAGCGTGTGAAGCAATATATAAAAAATTCAAAGCGGTTTTATTTCATTTACACGCTGACAAAAATGGGGAAATAACCATGAACTGCCCTTGCTGTAATCACCAGCTCTACATGTACGGAGGCCAGTTTCTGTCGAACAACGGGCTGGCTACTTTTGGACAATGCTGTAATACCGCTTGCGATTTAAGCGGGAAAGACATAAAATTCATGCTTAAAAATGGCAAACGGTTTATAGAAAATGAGAACAATTTTGAGGAAGAGGAGGACTGAATGAAAGACGAAGTCCAACTCGATGTAGATGAAGCAATAATAAGAAATCTTATTTTAACTGAATGGTCGCGAGAAAGAATTGTAAAATTTGCGACACATCTTCTTGGTGACAAATGCCAAGAATGCGTCTTAGAAGAAAACAGAGAGGATAAAACAACATGACTGAAGACATACTGACGCAATCGGAAGTCGAGGAAATAGCAAGCGGCATTAATCATGATATCAAGGCTAAGGACGTCGAAAGCCTCGGTTTAAACGCGCTGCAATTGCTTAGTAGACTCATTGACCTGACAAAAAGAATTGAAGCGCTAAAAGATAAAATTGCCATGTTCGATTTAACCCACAAATAGAAAGGTAATTTATAAAAATGGAAGATAGTTTAAAAATTGAAATGGCTTTAAGGGCCGGGCAGATTGCAAAGTATGCACTTGAGTTTACAAATCAAATACAATCGGAACAACTTTTGATACTGAGATATAAACAACTTACCGACGAAATAAATAGCTTTAGAAAGTGTATATTAAGGGCTATTGAATTTGAACGCGGAAGGAGAATTTTTGAAAAATGAACACAAGAGCAGAACGCAGACGTAAACAAAAATTGTTAGCGTTAGACAAAAATGGTAATGCGATAAAGAACGTTTTTCGTTGGGATGGAATATTTAAAAATCCACAGAGAAGGGCTAAAAAAGCATTACGATTACAATATCATTGCACTGGCAAACGCCTTGTTGCATTGCAAAAGCGGTTCAGGCGCGCGTTTAAAACAGAGCTTGTCGCATAAATATATGAAGGCAAACATTCCCAAAAACGAATATCAGAAGAAAGGTTCCGCCGTGTGTATTTGCACCAAGGCGGATACGTGCGAAGAAAAATTTGAGCAGGATCTGGGAGGCTGTCCGCATTCCAGGCCGCATAAATTCCGGTTCTCATGCCGGGAGTTTTGTCCAAGTGGCGGACAATGTCAACCAATAAAAACTGAAAAAGAGGACGTACAAAAATGAAATCATATATAGTAAAAATTAAAGTTGCTGAAAATGGCCAGATAAATGTTGAATAGTATATGAGCAGGGAAAAAACCGTAATTTTTTTACGATTTATCGCTCAAAATATGGAGGACACAGATAGAAAGGAGAATGATATTATGGCAAAGAAAGCCGTTAAGGCCGCAAAAAAAGCGGCAGTAAAGAAGCCAGTGGTCAAGAAGTAAGTAGCACTCACTAAGGGCCGGGAAGCCGGCCTTTGTTATTTCTTACCTGAAAGTGCTGCACCAATATACGACTAATCCAACTATAATCAATCCAACTATGGTTCCTCTCCAATTAACTGGCCTGAATGGTTGGCTTTCTACTGATGTAGAAGGTTCATTCACATACTGTACGCAATGTTGTGTACAATTTACTTTGTCTTCGTAAATTATATCCGGAGTACATTGTTCTTCCCATTGTGAACAATATGCAAGTTGTAAATTGCTTATTGAGGGCAACGAGTCTTCTGAAAACGAACTCGACACTGTGATGAACAGTACAAGCAGCCATTTTATTGATTTCATTTTTTACTCCACGGTAGTTTAATCCGCAAACGGAACTTGCCCTTAGAGTTCTTATAAATCTCCAAGGGCAAGGATATTTTTACTGTGGGGAGTTTCATTTTTTTTACTTGTCGTACAAAGCCTTATCCAACTTAAATACTTTTTTTAAACATCCTTCATAAATTTTTTTATCACGAAAGTTTGGTTCACATGTCGGGCAATTTCCATCTTTTGTATTGTAAACAGTATTGCATTTATGACACGTAATTTCCAGGCCATTTTGCGCTTGATATTCTCCCATTTTTACTTCCATAAATTCCTTAAAAATAGCCCGTCGATTTGTGCATTATTAAGAGGCATGACGGGCATTCTGGCTATTTTGATAATGTTATTTGGTAGTTTGCAGTTAGACCTATTAGGCCTCTATGTATATCCCAAAAATCATAACCAGGCGCGTTTCCGCAGTTCCATGCAAACTGAACCCCTACAATGTTGTTCAAAAACAAAAAACCAACATCTGGCCATATATTCAGTTTCTTGCTTTTTGAGCTATCCGAATATTCTGTAATTAAAGCTCCAATTTGAACAGCCCATCGTGCATATTCACTCGTGTCGGTTCCGGTTGGCTTTAGTCTTGTATATGCAAATCCAAATCCCATACCGACATAAGGGTTAAAATCAACATATTTACCGGGTTCAGTGGATTTCGTCAATTGAAATCCCGGAGTTTGAATAGTGGTTCTGAATGTATAGTATTCAATCGTATCGGTTGTTGCTGTGGCCGTGTCTCCATGTATTGCAGAAAGTTTTTTTGACTGAATGAGAAAAGTTTTTCCTTGTGCTTTATGAAACGTGTATGAACTGTTAAACTCTGTTTTTGTTTCCGCAGTTGCAAGACCTGCGAAAATAAGCGCCGCCACAAATATCACGAGTAATAAAAATCCTATTCCGAACGGGTTTTTGAAAAGGAATCCTTCTTTGATGCTAAAATCTGTACTTTTGAGACACGAAAAAATCGACATGTAAACCTCCTTGAAAAGTGTTAATGATTATCTACCACAAAGAATATCAAATTTTTATTTACTATCTGCTAATGTTACGCTTTCTACACACATCGCACTCTACATATATGCCATCAGGCATTGACCACACCTTGCGACTATTACTGCAAACAGGGCAAACTTCTTGTTCGTCATCTTTCTGATCTTTCTTATCAATAGAACGAATTTCTTGAAATGTACGATTAATATTCAACGAATACCATTCAAGGGCATTAATTGCTATTTCGTGTGAAAGAATTTCTCCGGTTGCCTGTTCTTTAGAATACTGAGTAATTAACCCTGTAGAATCATTGACTTGTTGCTGCAATGCTCTAATTTGCTTTTGCAACAAAGAAATTGATTGTTTAAAACCAGACATAAAACCCTCCTGAAATCAGTTTACTTTAATTTCCTGTGTATCCAAAACCGGAACGTCTGTTAATTCTGTTTCAATGTCATCAAGTAAACAATGTCCATCACAATCAGCATTGTCATAAAAAACTGTTGTTTCCATTGGAGATATAGTAGAATCTCGGCATTTAATAAGCATGTTTTTACAGGCGTTTAACAAAACTGTTTTTCTATCCATTTGTTTTAATCTCCTTCGTTTATCTTAATTTCCTGAGTACTATCCGTAACCGGAACGTTCTTTAGCGCTTCCGTAGCCGCCGAAAGAACCGGACTTGCTTGCGTCACTTTTGTTTTCAGAGCGGTCTGCCCGTCAAGTTTGTCTCCAAGTTTTTTAAGCGCATCGCGTGCAAAGATAGTACCTATTCCGGCAAGGACAAAACCCAGCCCTGGTACATAGTCCATGACATTAGCATCGGCCTTCTGAAGCAAATCTCCTATCAATCCTATTCCAGTGGCTATACTGGTAAGGCCTGCTCCCGCAGTTTTTGTTTTAGCCGTGTCTATATGCACGTGAAAAATCGACGCAATCGTTTTCACTGCAAAATTAATTAATGAATTGACCATACTAACCTCCTATTTGTTAAATGTAACGGTTCGCGCTATGCTGAAGTGACCTTGATACGAATATCATTTTCACAATGCGGGCATTTTAGCATAGCGCTGTTGCGCGAAGTTTTTTGAACTTCCTTAATGTAGGCGCGGATTACTCCCCACGCATCACACCGTCTTTTATCAACCCAAAATTCGTGATTTACATGCAGCGTTGCTATTGCCTCACTCAGTTTTAATTTCCGCGCCATATAACCTCCAAGGTTCAAAAAATTTTGTACAACGTTTACGCAACGGGTGAAGTAGGGCGCGGAGTCCAACACTGGAACTTTGGATAAACACAAAGCCGATCATTTTTTGGACACCCACCGCACGTGTCGCACCCGCGTACTATTTCATTTCCTTGCGTTGTTGTAGGTGCTACGCCCTCCAGAGTATGCCCCGCTGTTTCTGGTTGCGCTTCCAAAGTCTTTGCGGCACATTCTTCTTTGCCAACAGAATAAGCTAAGTCAGCGATTACAAAAACATCTTCCTGATGCACAAAATTAAAATTTGAGTCATAATCGCTTGGCCTGTATTGAAGCCTCGTATGAATAAGAGCAAGAACTTTATCGGGTAACTTTTGCATTTGTGCCGCCTATTTAATGATGGTTTCCGCAACCAGAAATTGACTACAACGGTATCTTCTCTGCAATAAAATAATTGATTATTATCCGGATATAGATATAAAAAGAAAACAATTTTTTAATCATATTTATCACTGATTACTATGATAAAAATAGAATATAAGATTTCCTGCTGAGTCGTAATGTGAACGGATTGTTCGATTGTTTCTTAACACTATTCCAGAGTCAAGAAAGGATATAACCGAATCCGAAGAAAAAATTGTCACATCGTAATTTTTGAACGGGCGTGTAGTATAGATTCCGACCTTTTTATTTACAACAGAATGAGGGCTGGAATGCCACTCCGGCGCACTCTTTGCGTATGGGATTGAATCACCATGCGTTAAAGATGTTCCACCTCGTACCCGTAGTATTTCATTCGGATTATTGTTTCCGCCCACGTTGCCCTTTATATTAAGCGTAAGGGTATCCTGTTTATAATGAGTAACTTTTAAAGTATTGCATGGAGTATCGGAAATATTTACACGAGCATTTCTTTTATCGTCCCATTTAACTGTAGACACAGCCTGCGGAGAATATTCTGTTATTCCATGAGCTTTTACGTTAAGCGTATCCTTACCCATGTGAGCATTGGGCACCTTCAAACGCTCGCATGGCCTACTGGTTCCTATAAATATAGTGTCTTGTTTAATAAAACTGTTCTGATATTCGTCTATTATTTTATCCTTTTCGTCAACAAGATAAGTCAAATGTTTTATTCGTTTATTTTGGCTTCTTACTTTGAAATTATAGTCGAACTCGCTAAGCATACATAATATCACTATCATAATACCTATAAACCACAAACCTGCTTTCATATTATTTTTCTCCTTTTTTTTAATTTTACCACAAATTTTCACTTAAAATTATTTCTGGGCATTTATCATCGTTAGGCAATTGTCCGCATTCAAACGCATGTTTTGCCGCGTCATGACGATTATAAAAAGTTCCCGACTCGTCAACGAATCCTTGAATACCTGTTACGGGCGGGGGCAATTTGTGAATTGTTATCATATCGTTAATAACACTATCGTGGCGTTGTCCTTTTTTACCAACATAAACCATGTTATTTTCTTTAATTGCCGCGAGTGTTATCATATTTAATGTCCCATAATTTTTTTGAAAATAGGTATAGATATTGAAAAAATCACTGCCCCTAAAAAAGCCCAAATCTCTGGACGAGGAAATTTTCTGATTTCAAAAAGAATAAGTAATACAAAATATAAAATTACTTATTCCATTACTCCACCCCCCCCCCC